TGGGTAGCCAGTCGTCATCGTCGTTACCTCGGTTGGTGCCATGCCGCTTGGGCGACCGGCCCCGGACGTGTGTTTGCGCTCGCGGCCCTCTCCTCGACATAAACGCGCGCGAGGGCGGTGAGCATCTGCGCCTTACGCCCGAAAGCGTCAAACAAAAACTGGGCACAGCTCCACGCGCGCTCGACCTCGAGAAGACTGCCTTGCCACGTCGGATACTCCGGCTGCGTGCGCCACTCCTCCTCGATCGCAGCTTGCGTGGCCTTGCTCTCGGCGCGGCGACGCGTGCTCCACGTATCTCGCGCGACACGGTAGTCGGCCTGGCGTTGGTCGTGGGCGTACTTGGCATCGGCGACCATGCCGCCCCAAAACGCGACCCACGCGGGGCATACCGCGATGTGCGCGTCGAGCTGTGCGGGGTCGGTGACGAGGAGGGGGACCAACTCTTGCGCGCTCCAGGCGCGCCCGTTGATCGTGAACGGGCGCCACACGCTCATCGTCGTGGAGAGCATGTGGGTTTGCGCTTGGATCTCACGCGAGGTGGCGTCACGGTCCATCATTTCTTTTTCTCCCAGACAGGTTTTTTGTCGGCCCACGTCGTCGAGGTCCATTCGGCGTCGGCGAGGATGGGAATCGGGGCGAACTGCGGGAAGTCTTCCATGACAGCTTTCAGCTCGCGGATTGCTTGCTCAGCGCCCTCGGGGGCGAGATCAAACTGATTCTCGTCATGGACGGTCAGCACGAACTCGCCGTCGAAACGCCCCGCAGCGCGCCCGGCGGCGAGCACCTCGCAGCACCGCACGATGGCGATCTTTGCGATGTCGGCGGCGGTGCCCTGAATCATCGACGCGACGGCCTGGCGTGCGGCGCGCGGGTTGAAACGCTTGGTGCCGTACGTGTCCAGCAGGTAGGGGATGCGCCGGGTGCGGCCGAAGATGTTGGTGAAGGCGTGGGGCCGTTGCCGCGCCATCGCGAGGCACAGCTCATCGGTGAAGGCGTTGACGCGTGGGTACTCGGCGTGGAACTGCGCGTGCAACCGCTGGGCCTGTTCGTCGGACACGTAGTCAATGCCTTCGGACGGTTTAGCAGTCTTGTTGAGGTTTTCCATTATCCCAGTATATGTCATGCCGTATGCAGTACCGAAGTTGAACACTTTTGAAATGCGGCGCCAACGCTTCTCAATACTATGAAATAACTTGTTGCTAGTCGAGGCGTGAATATCCTCCCCGTTGACGAATGCCTGCGTCATCGTTGGTTCCGACGCACAGTACGCGAGCACCCGCAGCTCGATCTGAGAAAAGTCGATCAAGCCGCGCACCTTGCCACGCGGCACCACGAAAGCGCGCCGGATGCCGGCGTCGTCGTCAGAAGGGATATTTTGTAGGTTTGGCGCGGCAGCACTCATGCGACCAGTACGCGCGCCCGCTTGTCGGAACGAACAATGCAATACACTATTAGCATCGCATCGATCAATGATCGGCGCGGTGTACGTCGTCAAGAGCTTGTCGGCTTCGCGCCATTCGAGCACCTCAGCGAGCATCGGCGTAACGGGCGAGCCTTGGCGCATCATGAATCGCAGCGCCGTCTCGTCGACGGAGGGTTGGCCTTCGACGCCGGGTTTGTCCTTGTTGCGCGTACGGTAATGGATCTCGTGGCGGCAATGTTCGTACAGGTACGTGCGAAGATCGTCGTCGCTGGAGACGTTCAGCGGATGTTGCGCGAGGCGGTGGATCTTGCCGAGCGCGACGTCACAGCGGGCTTGTGCGGAAGCGCCGATGCGCTGCAAATGCGGGATGTCGATCGGGACGCCGACCCATTCCGCCTGCACCAAGCGCGGGAGCAACCGCATCTCAGTCTCGTAGAGCGCGGCCCAATGCGCGCGAACCTGGGGCAGGAGCGCGTAGTGCAGCGCGAGCGTGTTGTAGCAATCCTTGGCCCCGTACTGCCCAAGGATGGGAACCGGAATCCAAGCGTAGCCGGGCGCCTCGCTTTCCTTCACCTTGTAGCGCCGGCACTCCTGCTTCAAGACCTCTTTGACGAGGTGCTTCATCTCGTAGGCGTTGGGGTCAACCCCGTGGAACACGCATCGGTGTTCCAGCTCCTTTGGCTCGTTCTCGTCGACGAGCTGGCATTGGATGAACGTGTCGTCCAGGCGGGCGCGGCAGACGATGCCGTCGACACGGGCAAACAGCAGATCGAACTTTATGTTCTGCCCCACGATGTTCGCGCGCGGGTCGCCGAGGATGTCTTGCACCATCTCGGTCACGGGAGCGACGGGGAGCTGTCGATCGTTGGTTTGGTGCCGGATGGGGAAGTAGACGCCGCGCGTGACGCCGTCGCCCTCGTCGTAGCCAAAGCCGTGCGCGATGATGCGCGCCGCGTGGAAGTAGTTGAAGCCACTCGTCTCGGTGTCCCAAGAAACGTATGTGCGCAGCGCCAGCTCTTTGAGCTTGGATCTCCAGAAGGGGATCTGCCGCTCGTCGGCTACGACGGTGGTGCGCGGATCGATGCGCGGCAGCATCGCGGAGGCGAACTCAGCGAACATGGAGCCCCAACGCGTGCCGCGCCCAGGCCGCCTCGATATCGGAGACGGACAGCTCGCGTGCCTGCGGGCCGAGGGTGCGGCCGGTGTAATCGCGCACGAGGTGGAGCCAGGTGTTATGCGGCGCCGACCAGAACACGACCTCGAGCACGACGGCGAGCGGCGAGATGAAAAGCGGGCTTTTGAACGGGAGGGTTTCCTCGGCCGAGAGCGCGCGGGTGTATTGCGGGTCGGTGAGGTTGATCGATGCAGAGAGATTCGTGCTCACGATTTCTTGCGCTGCCTCCTCTTCTTTGAACGCTTGGGTTTGCGGCGGGGCTTTGCGGACTTGGCGAGGGTCGCGGCGGGGGATTGGATCTCGGGGCGCGGGCGGCGCTGGCGATCGATATGGACGTGTACCGAGAGCACGGCGAAGAACTTGGCGCCGGACCACGCGTTGTTGCCGGTGATCGAGCGCGCGAGCTGTCCAAGCGTCCCGTCCTCAATCATGCTTTCCTGCGGCGACCCAACCACCTGCCCGCGCTCGTCGATCTGGGCCGTCCACAGGACGCGCCAGACCCCATCTCGGCGGTAGGTAGCGCCGGTCGCGCGGGTCATGTCGCCGCGGCCGTCTTTGAGCTTGACCACACGGTACCGGACGCCTCGCCAATCCCGCTCCAGCTCATGCCCGACGGGCAGCAAGGCCAGCTCGGCCGCCGACCCTTGCGGCTTGCGGTACCAGCGCGACCCATCGGCCTTGAGCGCGTAGGCTTTCTGGCCGGCCGGCAGCACCCCCCGGCGCTGGCTCAGGTAGACCCGCTCCGGTGCGATCGGCTGCGCGCGGAACAGGCGCTTGGAGCCCCCGGTGGGCGTCGACGGACCAGGGCGGCGCACCTTGGGCCGGCGTTTCGGACGGGGGGGCGCAGCCGGCTTGGCGTCCTCGACGGGGTCCTCGTCGGGGGCCGATGGGATCTCGTCCTCCTCATCGTCGCCGGGAATCGCGGGGGCTTCTTCGTCGTGGTCTTCGTCGGGGATCGAGGGAACTTCGGTGGGTGCATCCTCTTCGGTGTCGTCTTCCTCGACGAGCGGCGGTGGGGGCGGCGGCGTCGTGGTCGACTTGATCAGCACCAAGGGTGGCGAGCGCGGAGCGGGAGCGTGGGCACGTTGGATCGTGGCGAGCTGGGCTTCGATCTCGGGGCGGGCACCGAGGGCGGCTTCGCAGTCGCCACAAAAGCCGCACTCTTTGGTGCAGGTGGGGTCGGTGAGGTCGAAGTGCCGCGGGGAGGCGAAGCAGGGCGGGAAGTCCTGCACGTCGCCGCGGTCGTCGGTCATGATCGCGGACACCTCGCGCACGAGGTAGGGGCGATCGAGGGCTTTGACGGGCGAGCGGTTGGCCAGGGCCACGCGCGCCAGCTCGGCGACGGGCAGCGTTTCGACGGGGCGGGAATCGGGCATTGCGGCATCTCCGTACAGGTGAACCACGTCGGCGATTGTGGCGCCCGGCATCTCTCGCCGGGCACGGCGCACGGCGGCGAGTCGGGAGCCCTTCGTCGAGCGGCGGGGCGCCGTCGGTGTACCACGAGATCCAACGGCATGGATCTCATAAAGGTCCTGAAAAATGGTCTCGCCGATGACGCCCCGAAGGCGCTCGACGGCCGCCTGGCACGCCGCCTGGCGCTCGGCGGCGAGCACAGCATGCTCCGCGGTCGGCGCTGCGTCCGAGAGGGTGTCGAGGTCGGCGTCGAAAGAGCGAGCCAGCGCGGCACGCGGCTTGGCGTTGGCCTTGCGAATCAGCGAAATGAAGGCGCTCGAAATGGAGCGGCGCACGTAAGCGATCTCCTCCTCCGGGGGCAGCCCGAGCTGGCGCGCGGCGACGAGGGCTCGCCATGCGGACACGCGGCATTCGGCGCGCACGTCGTCGTGGTCGACGGCGAGGCGGTCTCGCATCCAGGTGGGGGCGTAGTAGCGGCGGACAAAGGGCTCGTAGCGCGCAAGATCGCGCTCGATGGCATGTGGCATTGGTTGTCTCCCGGCGTCAGGGGCAGCTAGGTCACGGAGGCAGGCGCTTGGCAATAGCCTTGTCGCGCGGCATCCAATCGTATGAACGGGGCAAGGTCAGCAGCGCCAGCGCGGCGCGCTCGCCGGCGGAATCCAAGCGCAGTCGGCGCAACCACGCTTGGATGCGATGAATGGTGGCGCGGAGTCGGGGGTCAGGGCGCGGCATTGGGAACCGCTTGTGGGGCGAAGAGTAAGTCGCCCTTCTTGGTCATGGCGCCTGTGCGGAGCATGAGCGCCTCGATCTGCTCGTACTGTTGGATCGTGCAGCCCTGCGCCATGAGCGCCGCGTAGACGGTGCCGGCGGGGCAGCCGAGGGGGGCCGCCGCGGCGACGGCCTCACGCACGGCGAGGACGACTTGCAGGAGCGCCCGCTCCTGCGCGCTCACGAGCGCACCGCCTTCAACGCCAGCGCGGCGCGAAGGACGATCAGATCCGTAACGCCGATGACGCGCTCCATGACGCTTGCCGAGCGCGCCATCGTCTCAGAGCGCGCGATCATGGCGGTGATGTGATGGGTGGTCGCCTTCTCCGCCAGATTCGCGGCGAGGGTGGCGGTAAGCTGTTCGCAGGCAGTCTCGGGTGCGGGCATTGCGGACCTCCGTGCGCTCAGCTTACAGCCTTGGATCTTGGGTGTCAAGCGTGAGACTACAGCCCCACAGATCCGAGCACTTACGGGATCAATGCGATCTTGGAAAGCGCCCCGATCGGCTGGGCCTGCGCGCGCCATGCGCGGTTCTCAGCGACGGTGTAGCTGCCAGGGTCCGCACCGTCGGGGTAGCGCACGACGCGCACAGTGAAATGGGGGGCAAGCTTCTCGGCGGCGAGCTGCGCAGGCGGCGTTTTGCCAGGGCGATCAGTGAGCCACGAATCCGGGTCATAGGCGAGGTCCACCTCACGAATGCCCGCCATGACAAGGAGCCGGATTTGCTGCTCGGAGATCACCTTGCCGAAGGTCGCAACGGCGTCGGGGCCAGACTGTAGCCAATCGGTCGGCCCCTCGACGATGGCAATGCGTGCATGCGCGCGAGCGTACTCCAGCCCCAAAACGACGTCGCTGGCAGACGCAAAGCGCGCGGGATCTTGATTCGCCGGGTTCAGGTTCTTGCGGTACTTCCCGAAGCGCGCCTCGTCGTGCTCGCTCTTTTCCCACGTCGCACGCGTCTGGAAGTAGATCCACCCCCCCGCATAGTCTCGCACCGGAAACACAAGCCGATCTTGGTACAGCCCCCATGTGCAAATGCCGACGCCGAGTCGCATGAGGTTGTCGAGGTCAAAGCCGCGCTTGGCGGTGTACGGGTGATGCCCGCGCAAGTGCTCAAAATAGGGAGGCGGATCAATCGGGGCCGGCTGCCAGAACCGCGGTCGCTCGACGACGGCACGATCGGCATGCGGGTCCTCGGGGATGAGCGCCAGTGAGCGCCCTCCCGCCGACAAGCGCACCAGCTCGGCGGCCTGCGGGAAACCCCCCTCGTACTCTGCGATCAGCTCCAAGAGCGAGAAGCCCCGCGCGCACCGCAAGCAGCGCCATTTACGACGCTGCGGGTTGATCGAGAGCTTGTCTTCACCGCCGCACCACGGGCACGTTTGGAGGTACTCGTTGCGCTGTCGACCCTGCGGCTTGAACCCGTGGCGCGTGAGCCACTTCTCGAGGGGGAACCTCTCGAGGAGCACCAAGAACGCGGCGTTCTCAGAAGCCCACGTCGACTTGTTCGTGAGGGGTGGGGTCATAGGTCTCCGTGCGCAAGACGCCGGTGTACGCGCGCCCGTGCGCGTAGTCGGTGCGCACCTCGATCAACTTGCCGGCGGGCGCCGACCGATACAGCTCGGCGTACAAGCGCGCTTTCTCTTGCTGGGCCTCGGCGGTGGTGCGGTTGATCGAGCCGATGAAGTCCGCGCACCGCACCTTCTCGTAGCTGTCCGCAATCTGGTTCGAGCGCACAACGTGGTTCTCGTTGTCGACGGCCCCCTTGAGCGGGCGCTGCGCCTGCGACGCCGTCCAGATTGCATAGCCGTTGTCGCGGTCGCACAGAGCCTTGATGTCGCGGAACGCTGCCGCTTGTTCCTGCGTCGGAGAGTCGTACCGCTGGCGCGCCTTCAAGAGGTCACCGTAGTCGATCACGATCATCCGCGGGCGGAATCCCCGACGCTGGCGAAGGTCTGTCAGCTCGGCGTATACGTCGGTAATCGAGGCATTCCACGCCGCTGCGTCCTTGGTGTAGCCGCGGATGACAAGGAGGTCTTTCATCTCGCGGTACTCGTCGCGCAGCACCAGCATGCGCGTGTCGTCTAGGTGGCCGTGCTTCAACGCCTGCCGCGTCGACCACGCAAACGCACTCTCGAATCGATCTTCGGCTTGCTCGCGCCCACCCTCGAGCACGACGTAGAGCACCGGGATACGCAGCGCACGCACGGCGTAATACGCGAGCCACGAAAGCATATGGCTTTTCCCGACTTTCGCATAGGCCATCCATATACCTAGCTCGCCGCGCGATAAGCCCCCGTCTAGTACAGTGTCAAGATCCGGCACCCCTGTCGAAAAGGTGTAGAGGTGAGCCTGCGCGGTTTCTTTCGCGCGCCGCTGTGTGCGCGCGTCAAGCTCCTCGAAAAAGAAAGAGCGGTCGACGCCGGAAAGCGTGGCGGCTTGGATCGCGGTGTTGCGCTCCTCCCAGAATCGACAAACGTCGTCGACGGGTGCGCCGCTGTTGTAGAGGGCGCGCAAGCGTTCGACGCCGTCGACGATGAGGTTGCGCTTGACGAACTCGGTCAGTCGAGACGCGATGTAGTCCGCTTCCACGACGGGCTGGGTGACGACGGCTTCCACCGTCGTGAGGTACTGCGCGGCAAGGCTGGCCTCGAGCGAGCGGCATTGCTCGACGAGCACGAGCGGCGTGGGCGGGCGGCCATAGGTCACGAGGTGTTGTTGGATCTGGGCGAAAAGCCAGGCGAGCGCGGGCGTCTCGAAGTAGGTGGGTTGGAGCTGCGTGGCGATGAGCGCGGCGACGGCTTCGTTCTCGAGCGCGAGGCGCAGCATCGCGTGCTGGAAGGGTCGACCAAAGGGGGCAGCGGTCGACGATGTCACCGAGAGACCTCGCGCTGAAGTTGTCGCGCGCGGGCGCTGCATTCAACGCGCACCGGGCACTGCGGACAGATTGCCGACTGCGCGTGATAGCCGAACGTGAGGTCGGCGGACAGCAGGCAAAGCGTGTGATTGCCGCGCTCGAACAGGGTCCGCTTCATCGTCTCGGCACCGGGGTGGAGGTCTACAAAGGGAAGAAACGCGCGAGCTTGCCTTGCGTCTTTCGCGAGTGCCGCAGAGCGCCCGGTCTCCGTATGCCCATCAGCGGACCAGGCGACGAATGCCTCGGCGCGCGCTTCGGAGAAAAGCGCGGCGAAGGGCGGCGCGTGTCGGCCGGCGAGCTGGGCAAAGAGATGGGCGAGCCACGCGACGGGATCGAAACGGCGACGGCGGCACCATACGTCGAGGGCGTAAAAGACGTGCAGCGTCGATTGTGACCACGCCTTAGCGGGATTGCGGCCTTGCGCGACCACTCGCTTCCCCCACCCCGTCGCGCGCAAACCCTCGTTGTAGACGCGCAGGAGGGTCAGGGCGCGGTCTTGCCAGCCCGGCGACCAAGACTCCGGGGGCGGAATGTCCGGCATTGGGACGGCTTCCAGCGTCCAGGGGGATGGGCGCTTCGCGCGCTTGCTGCGCGCCTTGGCTTTCCGCTTGGCTTTCTTCTTCTTCGCAGCCACACAAAAAGAAACGGCGGGCGCCCGTGAAAGCATCCGCCGTCTCGCTCGGCCCCACGTTGACGCCGGGAGGCCGAGCCCGCCCACCGTATCAGGTGCGCGTGGCCAGCCAAGCGGGAAGATCGGCCGCCGACGAAAGCACCTCGATCGAGAACGCCTCTTCGCGTGCGTAAATCTCACCACGCTTGGCACTCTGCGCGCACAGCGCCTCTTGGTGGCGATCCGCGAAGTCGACCACGATTGCGCGACGCTTGCCCTCGCTGGCGGTGAGCACGCGAAAGACATCTTGGGTCACGGTGACGCTGGCCGAGCCCCCTTTGGCGTAGACGAGGGCGGGGAGGTCGACGCCTTCGCCGAGCACGGAGGTGCCGACGAGGCAGCGGTGCTCGCCGCGGTTGAAAGCTTGGATCGCGGCGAAGACGTCTTCGTCTTTGACGGCTTTGCCGTCGGCGCCGCGCACGAATACGGCGTCAGGGATCATTTCGGACAGCGTGATGCCATGGTCGATGTGCTCGACGAGCACGATGACGCGCTTGCCGGTGGCGAGGAGAGCTTGGGCAGCCCAGGCGGCCCAACTGTTGCGGCCGTGGTGGCGCTCGACGCCCCATCGATAGGCGCTGGGAAGCGATTGCGGGCCGAGCACGGGGGCAGTGATGGGCGCGAAAACGACGTCGACGGGGCAGAGATAGCCTTGCTCAACGAGGTCTTGCACATGGATCTTGGCGACGACGTTGGCGAGCACGGCGTCCATGAGGATCTCGGTGTTGGTGTCGCTGCGAAAATGCGTGCCGGTTGCGCCATACCTGTAGTAGATGTTATGCGCTAGATCATTTATACGATGATACGACAAAGCCGCCGCATGATGATATTCGTCGAGAATCAAGATGTTGCGAGTATCATAGAATGATTGCGGGAACTTCACCGCGCTCGCTGCGGTGGTCACAACCACCTTGGCGGCGAAGATTTCATCCTCGCGGAGGGAGGCTTGGTTCTCTCGCCGGTCGCCGTGCTCGTCGTGGGTGGTCTTGGGCCAGCCCCCGGTGACCTCTTGGATCGCTGCCGGGGAGAGCGAGGGGCCGAGGTCGCGCTGGAGAGCGAGCCAGGTTTGGTGGACGATGGCCTTTGTGGGCGCGATCCACAGCGTCGGCAGATTCAGTTTGTCGACGATGGCGGCGAGCATAACCGTCTTGCCCGATCTTGGCGGTGCGTCGAGCACGCCCCGCTCGGCGGCCAAGGCGGCCTCGACGAGCTGGGCCTGATAGGGGCGGAGCTTGATCGTGGGGGACCACAGAGGCAGCTCAGTAGCAGGGCGGGTGCGGGTGTCCACCACGCGGAGCTGGGTGCCATATTTGGCAAAAAGGCGGCATGCCTCTGAAACGAGCCCAGCGGGCATATGGCCGTCTTTTGACAAAAGCCGCAGGTGCCCATCCCACCCATCATCGATCGTGGCTGTAAAGCCATCCTGCGCAGCGTAGGCCATATCGTAGCGCACCAGCTCCAACAAACCTGGGTCGGCGTGCAGGATTTGGGCGTGGGCGTTTCCGAGTAGGCAAACTGGGTGCTGGATCGACGTCGTCATGGTGCTCCAGCCGGTAGTAACGCTCGTCGAGGCGAAGCGTCCAGCGAGGCTTTGCGAGCTGGCGCGAGCCTTTGCGCCGAAGCCGAGCGGCGAGGCTTTGCGAGCTGCGAAGGCGCAGGCCGCGGAATCGTGATCGCGATTGCGTGCGAGAGTGTTCCTCGCAAAGCCTCGGAACACTCTATGTAGCTTCTATGTCACTCTTCCTTCTTGGGTGTTCTGTTTGTGTTCTGTTCTGTTCTTTAGGCGCGGGACGTCCGCGGACCGTCCGCGGGACATTTTTAGATTGGTTTTTGACGTCGTCACCGCAAGCAAACTGTAGTTTGACTGTCGCACAAAAACTCGCATTTGGCGCGACAGCGTCACGACAGCGGCAGTACAGAGGCCGGGCGCAGCACCCCTACATTTCGGTCTGTTTTTGGGACATTTCGGCCCCCGCGGAACCCGGTTTTGCGGCCTTTGGAGTGCGGCGGCGGGCGTTGTGTTTTGCGCGCCCAGCGGCTTGTCGCTCGCGGTACGCCTGCTTGCGAGCGGCCTCGGCTTCGCGACGCCGGACGCCGTCCCCACCGTACAGCGCCCATTCGTGGATCACGTAGCCCGCAGAAGTGCGATCCAACCAGCGATGCCGCTCCAACCCCTCTAGAAGCCCCGCAACCGGCATACGCACCCCAGTCGGGGTGGCGGGGGCGTATTGGTCCCAGTAGATAAGGCGGGCAAGTGCGTCGTCTGGGAGGGTGAGGCGCCCGTCTTTGGACCGGGTCTCCGCAGCCCAGCTCCACAGGCCAATGAGGATGTCGACCAGGGCGCCCCGGTGAATGCCCAACGCGCGCGCTGTCACAGCGAGCTTTGTGTGCCGCACGAAATCCACATGCAAACAGAACCAAGCAACGGGGGTCTTCATACGCCCCCCCGTGGGAAAAGCGAAACCACGCGCGCCGAAGTGCGGCGAGGGGGAGCGGCACGGTTGGCCGCTCTAGTCGCGAGCTGCTTGGCGACAGCGGCGGGCGAGCGCAGTCCTTGGGCGCGATGCCAATCGCGTACGAAATACCGCCCCCCGACGCGATGCTCAATCCAGCCTTCGCGCGCCAATACGTCGCGCAGTGCATACGGCGACTGCGGGGAAATGGTCGGCCACATCGTCACGGCGGCGAGCGTGTCTGGAGCGGGGACTTCGCCCGAGCGTGGCGCCGTGCGAAGCACAAACCCCCAAAGAGCTACGAGTAGGTACACCAAGCTCGCCGGATGCACCTGTAGCCGCCGCGCGGTAGTGGCGACGCGGAAATCGTCAATAAAATCGATCGGGACGCGAATGTGATCACGCATGGTGAAAAACCTCTTTCCGCGCCATGGCCTGTCTGCTATGCACGGCCTACGGCGCTCGTCGTCGGAAAGGTCAGCACCCCTCACCACGAGACGCGCTGGCCTTTCGCTTTTTCTGCGGGCAAGATTCTGCGTCGCGTAGGCCGCGTCAATCGGGGGTCAAAGCCGCGTGCGTTACCACGGACTGAAATCACGAAACGAATCGATTTACGCCGCCTCCCGTGCAGGCGGCAGCGCCGCGGGATAGTGCTTGGCCAAAATGCGGTTCAGCTCGTCGATCAGATCGAGCCTCAAGAATGTGATGTGCGCGTTGCCGTTTTTGAAGCCGCGGAACCGCAGGTAGCCGTGCAGCTCGGCGTCTTTGGTTGTGGCGTCGCTGTCGGAAGTCATCCAATCCTGGCGGCGCAGGAGCGCCCAGGCGCCTTGATCGCTCGCGGGCTCGGGTTTGCCGTCGAGCACGGAAAAGACGCGCACGAGGTCGTCGAGCTTGGCGGCGAACGTGTGCGTGGGGCCGTAGCAATCGGTGCGGAGCTTGCCGGCCTTGGTGCGCCGGGTGAAGTGCTCGCACGCGTAGGTCACGACGAGGCGCTTGCCGAAGCGTACGGGGTCGTTGGTCTTGTAGTTCCACGAGAGCTTGCGAAAGACGTTCAGGATGCCCCGCTCGAAGATCTCGTCACGCTGGCCGGCGAGGGCGGTGAACGTCGCGAGCACGTTGGCCTCGGTGAACGCCGGCATCGTCAGTTCGTCGAGCTGCGTGCGCCATTCCGCGCGAGCCTGTTGATCCATCATCTGTTCGAGACCCGTGCGCGCGAGCACCTCCGACCAGCACGCCGCATCGACGCGCGCGATGGCGGTTTGAATCTGCTCCAGCTCGCCAAACTCGCGCCGCGTGCGCGTCCATTCCAGCGTGAGGTCGTAGGAGAGCCGCGCCTCGGCGGTCTCGCCGCCGAAAAGCGCGCAACGGCGCTCCTGCATGCGCAGGTAGCCCGTGCGCAGCTCGAGGATGGATTCGATCAGCGCAGCGCGGCGCATAAAAAGCGCGTCCAATGAGAGCGAGCGGATGAGGTCAGTCATGGGCGGCCCCACCTTCGTCGTCGAGGTAGAGGGTGTTGAGCCGGACAGGCTCCAGCGCATGCCATGGCAAACAGGCGCGAAAATCCCCGCGTGCAGGGAACGACACGACGGCGCACCCAGGCCGCCCGCCGGTACCGCGCGCGCCCGCGATCGTGCGCACCACCACGCCTTCCTCGCCGGCTTCAAGGAATGGCGCCGATGGGATGCGGAGCCAGGGGGGGTACTGCCCATAGGAGCCCGTCGACTCAGCGACACGAACGCGAGAACCCTTGCGCATCTGAGTCATGGCTAGCTCCTTCCCCCGCGGTAGCCATCGCGCGGGCCTTTCAGGCGCGGCATACGCCACGCTTCGCCAGTCGCGTTCCCGTGCTCGGCACGCTTGCGGACCGCAACGACATCTTGCGCCACCGTCGACCGCGGCACACCGAACAACTCGGACACGAGCACGATGGTGGTGCACCCCTCGACGACGCGCGTATCGAGCGCGTCAGCGCTGCCGTTGTCGTCGTTCAGCGCGATGAACTCAATCGCGCGTGTGTAACTTGCGTGCTTCATCTCAGTCCTCGTCCCGCGTGAGCTTCTCCAGAAGACCCTCGTGCTCGTCGGCGATCTTCACGATGCGGCGGCAGCTACGGATCAAGCGAGCGCGAGCGCGCTTCTCCGAAGCAGAGAGGTCGTCATCCTCGATGGCCGCCTCGCAGGCTGCGAGGTCACCCAGCGTGTTCTCGAACTTGCAGTAGCTCATGTTGCCCATCTCACACCCCGTTTCTCCCAAAGATGACGCCACCAAAGGCGCCGTACTGACAGATCACGTCGCGGACGTTGTCGTCACCGTGCGACATGAAGCCGGCAAGGATCTCAGCGGGGTTCGTCGCGACAACGCCTTTGCCCCACAGCGTCACGATCCAGCGCTCGTTGTCGTCGAGAGCTGCGGCTTGCTGTGCCAGCCTACGCACGCCGCGCAGCGCAGTCGTGCGCGTCAGCACCACGTCGCCGCCGTGCTTCGCGTCGAAGCGCACGCGCACCTTCCAGCCGGCGCGCATGAGCTTGTCGTCGGGGAAGCGCGGATCGGGGCGCCCCCAACTCACGACCTCTGCGCCCTCGTCCGACCAGTAGTGAACGGCCCGCCAGACGCACTCAGCCTCGAGCCAGTCGACGGCGGTGGGCTTTCGCGGTGCGGGCGGGAAGGAGCGTGCGAGCCTGTCCAGGGCCTTCGTAGCGGCTGCGGCGCGATTCACATGACCTCCTTCTCTAGGGTAACGCGAGCTTCGCGCACCAGTTGTTCCAACGCGCGGGCGGCGGCGAGCTGGGCTTCGGCGATGGACGGTGCCTCGCCGCTGTCGGCGGGGCCGCCGTTGCACCACACGGTCCAAGCGACGTGATCGTCGGCGGTGCCGTGAAATGAGGTTTCGTAAACTTGGGGGTTCATGCGGGCTCCTTGGTGGTGGTGGTGAAGCCGTAATCGTGTTGCTGGGCAGCGGCGTGAATCGAGGCGAGCGAGCGGTGATTTTTGATCTCGAGGCTCAGCCCGGCGGCGACGAGGTCGTCCGCGATCGCTTCGCAGTCCTCTGCGGTCGGGGTGTAGTTGCGGTCGGAGCCCTTGAAGCCCTGACGGCGCGCTTCGGCGTAGCAGCGGGCGAGGGCTTTTTCGAGGTGGCGGATCATGGTGCTGGGCATCGGTCTCTCTCCCTTGCGGCCTTTTGTGGCGCCGCGAATCCAGATTGGCACCTTGGATCTTGGGTGTCAAGCGTGAGACTATGACGTCTTGGATCTTGGGGACTAAGTGCGCGGATCTGCTTGGATCAGGCGACGACCGCATCGGGGTGACGCGGGGGCGTTAGGGACCCATATGCGCAAAGAGATGCGGGAAGAGATCCTCGAAGCGGTCTTGGACTCCTTGCACGCCGAAGCGATGGCCGTCGTGAAGGCGGGAAATCCGGCGGGCTGGGAGGCTGCCCCGCGAGAACAACGCGACGACGCCGTATTGGCGGAGATCGTAGCGGCTGTTGTTCGTTTGTTTCGCGCGGGCGAGCCATGAACGTCGGCGACAAATGCCCGCAATGCGGCGGTGATCTTGAGCGCGACGAAGCGGACGTGGGTGTCGGCGTCATTTACGGGCCGGCCGGATGCCCAGCGTGTTTTTGGGTGGAGCCGGAGAGTGATCTGCTTGCAGGATTGCGTAGGTCGCGTGTGCACGAAGATGAAGCGCCACAGAAGGAGGAGGGAAAAGAATGACTCTACTATCCCGTCTCAAATCTATTGGTGCTTGCGTGGACGCCACCGAATGGGTCCGCACGCTGCCTAACGGTGTGACATTGGCGCAGGCGTGGCGAGAATGCCCGCGCGCCGATTGGCTGCTGTGGCTCGCGGGTAAGGCGGTGCATGAGCACGGCTCGCCGCTGCATCGGCAGGTCGTGCGGGCCGCTGCGCTGTGTGCGTCGACGCCGCAGAGCCTGGTTTTCGACGATGGCCCGCGCACGACAATCGAATGTGATCGCTGAACTGGTCGCGTGGTCGGAGGGCGCAGAGATTGACCTCGTCGGCGTGCGAGACGCCGCCGCCAACGCCGCCGCCTACGCCTACGCCTACGCCGCCTACGCCTACGCCGCCTACGCCTACGCCGACGCCGCAAACGTCTACGCCGATGAGGCTCGAACTGGCTCCCTCCGCACAATGGCAGCTATCGTGCGCACGCACGTCGACGTCGCACTAGTAGAGAGGGGATTGCGATGATGATCGACATCGACAATCTTGAACGGCTCGCGAAGGCAGCCATCGGGGCGCGCACTGGGCCGGGTACTGGGCGAAGGGCTTGCACAGATCGAAGAGGCCGCAGCGGTGCTTGCCTCGCTGTCGACGGAAGGACCGGAGCATGAAAAAGAGTAGCGCCTGGCGATGTCGAAGCTACCGCCCGATCTACGCGCGCTCTACCCTTGACATGCGCGAGCGCGCTGCTACAATCCACCTCGTTCAAGTTGCGCGCTATGGCCCGCAAGGGCCTACGAAACTTTGGGAGTCGATGCGCGCCGAAAGCTCCCCCTGACTGGGCCTTGTAACTGAGTCTGCCGCAGACAGATGCCCAGAACGCGGATGGCACCTCGGAACAGACGGGGATTACCGCTTCAGTGATTCAACCATTTCGTCGTGGCGCTTCGTCCAGGGGCCATTGCCGGATGCGTGGTCGTGGTCCGCGTCGTGGCAGAGCACGCCGAGCGCCACATGCACAAGCTCATGCGCGAGGGCGGTTTGCCTCACGCCGAGCGGCTCCCTTGCGGCGACTTCGATCTGCGAGAGTGAGCGCGTGAGCCCTCGCAGTTTTCGGCGGCTCTCGTCGGTGAACGAGTCCCCCGAGCGCCAGCGGATGTTCAATGCGTGCAGCGCCGCGCGCAGCCGGTCACAATCTTTGGAGCTACCGAAGCCCCACAGCAACCATGCGCCAAGGAAGTCCTCGAACAGCTCGGCGACGTCGGCGCCTGGATAGGGACAGCCGCTCATGCGCGTGTCGAAACCAGGCACGCGCTGCGCAGGCCGCATGAGCTTGGGACCGACGAGCACGCATACGGGGATGAGCCCCACCCCAAGGACGAAACCGATTCCGATCAACCACGGTGTCACAGTCACCTCACGAAGCGTGCGCGAACCCTGTCGTGTCGGTGGCCGGCAACGACGCGAACGTCTGGCTGGCGAGCCCGCCCACCTGCACTTCCGATGAGGCGCCAAGACCCGACGTCAAAAACCCATTCGCCGCGAGCTTCAAGCTCGTCGCCACACACCCGAGCCCCACTACAGCGGCGATGCCAGTCGTGGTGCCGGTGAGCTTGGAGCCGCCCGCGGCGTTGCCGGCCCAGCGCGCGCCCCCGGAGAGTGACAGCGCGCTGGCCACGGTGCCCACCACGACGCAGTCGCCGGTCTGGCGCGCCAAAGCCCCCGGTGACGTGGCGTACACACAAGGGCGATTGCCCTCGAAGTCCATGAGGGAGTATTCCACGTCGCCGTCAACGATAAGCTGCCCGTTCCCCGTCGTCGCGCGCGTGACCACGCCTTGCGCAACGGCCTTGGCGCCCGCGATCACCACGACGGAGCGCCCGACGAGTCCGCTCACGATGGAGGCGTTGAGCCCCGAAGTCGCGAGCTGCACGGTCAGGGAGACGTAGCCAGCCGCGATGGTGGCGTCGTCGAGGCGTACGGTGCCCTCATAGCGGCAGCCTTGGGCCACGCAGTTGCGCAACGACGCGAACGTGCCGTTGACGAACTTGATGCCGGAGAAGTAGAGCTGCACGGGTGTGGGGTCGACGAGGCCCACCTGGGTGCCGTAGGGTAGATCGAACAGCGTCGTGTATGGATGCACCGTAGCGCCCGCGCCGAACGGCCCATTGGACACCTGCTTGAGCTGCGGTGATGCGCTCGCGATGAGCGTCTCGGCCACGGGCAGGATTCCGATGCCGATGTCCAGCGGGTTTTCGAGCCAATGCGAGGCGTCGGTGATGGTGGTGGCGAAGGCGGGCACCGTCGCTTCCCACGTCGCTTTGCGGCCAGAGACGAGCGAGAAGGAGGGCGCGGAAGCGAGCGTGATGGCGGGAGTGCTCCGGTCTCCCACGACGAAGACGTAGTCGGTGCCACGAATCTCGACGGGGATGGGCGCCTGGAATGTGCCTGCGCCGCATTGTACGAGCTTCACGCCGCTGATCGGCCCGCGGCGCAGCGAGGAGGCTTCCAAGTCGGTGAGGGCGCGTTGGGGCTGCCGGAACGCCGTTGCGAGCGTAAGCCCGTCGCCCGCTTCGTCGTCGCCGGTGGTCGCGACGTAGAGCGTCTGCACGCCGGTGAGGTATTCGGGGCGTCCGTACCGGAGCACGACGTCCCAACCCGAGAGGTCGGGGCGCATTTGGTAGAGCGTGAAGTTGTGCGCGGCGAAGGCGAACTGGCCGGCGACCGGGGGGAGCGCGTTGCGGGCCGCCAAGCTTTCGACGATGGGCACGGTGCTCGCGGCGCCCAAGAGAGAGCCCAACCGGACGTGCCCATCCTCGGTGACGAGGGCGGGCGTGTAGTTGGCCAGGGCGTCGAGGGCGTTGATCTCACGCTGGGTGGGCATGGGTCACTCCGCGGGGATGAGCGGACGTAGCACGCCCAGCAAGTACACACCGCCCACGGTGGCCGCCACACCCCCCAAGACGCCCACCCCTAGCAAGACCTCGGGCCGCTCCCACAACTCGCGTCTGGAGGCTTCCTGCGCGTCCTCAAGGGCCTCCCGCAAGAGCTGCTCCTTGGCGCTGGCGGCATCGGCCTGGAGGGCGAGGCGCGCTTCCAGGGCTTGGGTCTTGAGCGTGAGCGTGTCGGTGAGCAACCGCTTGTCGAGGTCGCGCTCAAACTCGCACGCCTCGAGCTGGGCGCCGAGGGTCTCGGCGCGGCCGGGGGGGAACAAAAACCCGGTAAACGGGGCTTTCTCGCCCGCGTCGAGGGGCACGACGTCGGGCTCGCCAGCGAGAAGCAGGAGTAGCGCGATCACCGCAAGCTCGTACGCGGCGGCGACGCTTCCCGGTACCACCGCGCGAACGCGCTCGCTTCGTACTTGGAGTGCGCGCAGACAGCTTCGGCGAGGGCGGTCATCGCTTCGCGCAATGTCGGCGCCCAGCCTTCGACGAGCACCCCGTTGCCGCGCTCGTCGCCGAGCTGCCAGTAGTGGTGTTCATCCCAGAACGTCGAGACGCGCCAGTTGATCTCGTCGGCGTAGAGCTGATCGGCGATGTCGTCGGTGGAGCACGTCATGTCGACAACCGCGAGAGCCACTTGGCGGTGGCAACCGGATCTTTACGCAGCGTCGCGAGCTTTGCTTTTTGGGCGGCGTCAAAGGTCGCGATGGCGGTTTTGTGTTGCTCCTCGAGCGCCGCAATCGCGTGCTCGGCGCCCTTCTCGAGCGCGACGGAGGCAGCTTTCGAGCCGGCGTCGATCGCAGTCAGCTCCTTGCGCAAAAGCTTGTCGGGACGCCGGAGCTGCTTCACCACAAGCCCGCCCGTCACGGCTGCGAGCAAGAGCCCGAGCGCGAGAAAGGGCACTTGCCAGTGCAGTTTGATCCAAGCCCATGCTTTCCCGAGGGCAATCACGCCTTCGGCTCCTCTTTTGGGGGCGCCGGTGGCGCCCTCTTCGACGGCCGCTTCGCAGGGTCAGCCTCGACTCGCAAGAGGGAGTGCAGACCGAGCTTGCTCGCGACCGCGTGTCCGTTGGCGGTGAGGGCACCAAGGATAGTCCCCAAGATGGCGCGCTGCGCGCCCGTCTCGCTGGGGTCAAGCCAGGGGCCGGGAACCCACATTGCGGCGTTGCAGATCACCATCGGCGCCAGCGGCAACAGTTTGGCGAGCGGCGCATCGCCGGCCAGGAGCTTTGGCAGCACACGCCGAGCCGTCTGAATCCCGATCCACACCGCCACGCACAGCAACGCGTTCCACTGATTCAGCACCTTGTCCAGGTTGAAAATGTCGGCGGCCTTGACGGCTTCCGAGAGCACGCCCGTCGCGAGCGGGGCGGCATCCGCCACCAGCTCGGCGCTCGAATCCGCAAGGCTCACCCCGGCGTCGACCATCGTTCCTGCATCCATTGCCCGCTCCTACAAAATGAACCTGCCTGCGAAGCCCATCCCCGCAAGCAGGCCCGGCCTACTGGCAGCCGGGCTGAGACGTAACACGCCGAGAGAGGGCGATCACGTTTGGACGCCGAACACCTGCACCATGATGACCTGCGCCAGATCGCTCGCGTCGATCTGCACCCCATCATCGGCCCGGTAAAACCCGATCTCTACGTACGCGACGTTGCGTGTCGTGGTGCGGATGTAGATTCCGGTATCCGGCACCAGGATTGGGTGCCCCACCAGCATCGCGCTCACGGCATAGTTGGTGTTGGCCATGTTAGTGCCGAAGTTGACCCGCAGCACCAGCCCGTTCACCTCGACGGGAGTCGTGCCGTCAAGGTTGAACCCCGCGTTCAAAGTCACTTCGGTGGCGCTGTTGTCAAACGTGGCCGAGACCCAGCACTTTGGAACATTGCGGGCGTTTATGAGATTTGCACCAGACGGCCCGTCGCCACCGGCAGACGCGAATGGGAGATTCCCCTGTACGCCCGTGTCGACGGTGAGGCTGTCCACGTTCAAGGTGTCGATAGTGCCCGCGAGGGATTGCACGTCGCTCCAGCGCGCCGCCGTGACGCCACACGCGACGAGCCCGTTGCCGGCCAACGTCGGGGAGATGCTCGTGGCGCCCATGAGCACGCCGATCGTTGAAATCACTCCGTTCGTGATCGCGCCAAACGCGAGGTTGGAAACATCGCCCGCGCCGCGCGAAGCTGCTATCCCCCATCCGTCGGACAGATTGTCGCCGGCGGCACCCCCGACCTCAAGTGTGAACAGCGCCGCAGCATTGGTTGTCGTCGTAAAGTTGCGCAGTCGAGCGAGCGCATTCGTGGGGTTGAACCCCGTTGTGTTGTCCGTATGCGAGGCAATGAACCCGGTCGCGAACACGTCGCGGTAGCGCAGCGTCGTGGTTCCGATGTCGTGAAGGTCGTCGTCGGCGCCGACCGGCCGGATCAAGTTGGTAAGGAAGTCATCGGACGACTGCGCGCCGTTTTGAAAGATCGTGGCACCCGTGACATCCAAGCCGCCAGCGGTGATTGTGACCCCGTTTGCGACGTTGACCGTCTGAAGAAACGCGTCCCACCGATTGCCCGTCGCTCCGAGGTCCTGTCCGGTTGAAAGCGGGAGCGGGTTCCCCGAAATACGAGCGGCGGCGTCGAAAATGAGCTGGGATCCGACCAACGAGATGCCAACAGGGCTGATCAAAACGTCGTCGTAAAGGCCCGCCGTACCAACCGCGATCGTCGCCACGGTGATATCGCTTGTCACTTCAAGGTCGCCGGTGATCTTGTAGTTGCCCGCAAGCGTGAGGTCGCCGAAGCGGGAGACCTTGCGGTCGAGCGATTCTGGGGGCGCTTCCCACCACCGCGTCGCTGCCGTCGACGACTGAAGCTCCTCGATCTTCTTGAGCACCGCCGATGCGAACCGCTCCAAGGTCTTCACACCGTAGGTGGCCCGGTCGGTATTGCGATCGGTGCCCCCGCCCCACGACGGGCGGAAGGTCTGCGGGCTTGAATCCGCCGGTCCCTCAAACAAAAACGCCCGGTGGTCCACGATGGACGTGAATCCCGCGCTCCAGTTGACGGTCGCGACTTTGTACCATTCGCCGCCCGGCGATTGCGCGTCTAGCGTGCGTGCGAGCTGCCACCCTGCAATCTTGCGCGTGTCTACCGCTTGCACCGTCGACAAGTCGACGAGAGGGTCCCAAAACACGCGGTTCGCGATGCTGCCATCGGCGTACGCAAAGCGCACCCAAATGCCGTAGGCATCGGCAGGCAGGCCAGTAAAGTCGCTCGTCAACGACGCCACGCCCTCAGAGGTGAGGTGCCCCCCCAAGAGCTGGGCATCGCGGTTCTCTGTCAACGCGGCTTTGCCTTTGACCACCGTCAAGACATTGCCGAGCGTGCTCCATGTGAAGCCGTCGAGGATGCGCATGACGCCATCCCCCACGACGAGGTCTCGCATGTGCCGCTGAAAGTCGTTCAACGGCGACGTCGCCAAAAACTCGACGTCACCAAGATCAACGCGCTCGTTGGGGTGCAGTTTGACTAGATCCACAAATCACCTGAATCGCGGGAGCACCCCGGCAACGGTTATGGCGTCGACAAGTTGGCGGATGAAGGCGTACGGGTCGGCGATGTAGAAGGCTTGCGGCGGTGTCGCGTCGACCTCAAACTCGTTGGCGAGAATCGCGCCGGTGAGGAGGGTGCGGTAGAGCACCTGCAACGCGAGCGGGCTCGCGTAAAGCGCCGTCTGAAACGTGAGCACTTGGCCGCCGCCTGTCACGGTGCCCGCACCTTGCACTTCCCACGAGAGCGAGCCCTCTGTGGAAAAGTTGGGGTCTTTACGCCACGTCGCGGTAGGTGCCTCGACGGTCAAGCCAGCAAGCGCGTCGTGCGCCCCCAAGCGGGCCGTGCGCGCGTCGATCACGGTCGCGATGAGCCGCGTGCCGTTGTTCGCCGGCGTTGTGGCCCCGGCGATCGTCAGGCGCTTGCCATCCTCGCCCCCGGACAATGCCACCGCCGCCTCGACCACCATGACGCCGCTGCCATTCCCCACCAAGGCGATGTCGACAAGCGCGGCAGAAGCGGGGTTCGCTTCGATGGCGGCTTTCACTTGAGACGCCGTCGAGGTGGGCACGCCCGCGGTGGTCGCCAACTCGACGGTGATCGTGGGTGTGGCGACTGGCCCGGATACCACGACCGACAACGGCTGATTGGCCCCCGTCGCGTTGATGTCCGTGGTGATGCTGTTGCCAGCGACGCCGCCGTAGCGTGCTCGCCAGACAAGGCCGGCATTGCCGGCGCCGGTCGTGCGGCTGGCCTGCACGCCCGCGTCTTCGGCGGTGAACCCGTCGAAATGCTGCGCGGGAATGCGTACGGTGTCCGCCGAAATGAACTCCAAACCGGGGTACGTCCGGCCCTGCACGTCCACGTAGGCCCCGGCCGGCCCCACCGTCGTCACCATGAACCGCCCGTTGTTGCGCCCATGAGCCGCTGTGCCGCCCGTTACGCGCACGGGGCGACCCGCAGAGTAGACCGCGCTGAAAAACGATCCTGAGCTGCTAAGGCGCGCCGGCTGGGCAGTCAGCACCGAGCCGTCGCCCGCCCGGTAGGCGTTCCAAAAGTTGGTGTGTTCGTCGCGCGTGTAAACCTCGACGGACGACCAATGCGCATCCGCCGTCGCTGCGACCGAGAACGAGCCGAACTGCACCTTGCGCAACGCCGAGGCGTCAAAGGCGGCGTACGCCACGGTGGCCCGCAAGACGCCGTCGACGAGAAGCTCCACGCCTCCCCCCGCTCCACCATCGCGATCGGACAGCCGGCGCACTTCGATCGCGTGCGAGCCGGCGTCCACCGCGACCGTAGTGCCGATCGATGCGCCGAGCTGGGTGGAGAAGAACACATGGGTGGCGCTCCACCCGACGCAGATCGCCTTGGTGCCGTCGTGCAGGCGCAGCCCGACCGCGCGCCCGTCGCCGGATGCCACGCGGCGCACAGTCGTCGTCGCGAAGAGATCGGTGGTCGCTGTGGCGCGCAAGGTGCGCTCGTACTGCGCGCCCAGGAGCACCGCGCTTGTGTCTTGCAGGCGCGCGGAGCCGTCACCGTTGAGCGTGACGACGGTGCCCTCAGCCTGCCCACCCGTGTACGTCCACGGGGTGTTGGGCTCGGCCGAGGGTAGGGCGTCGAAGGCGGCGTGGTGCGTCTCTGGCGCCAGGAACACCGCCAGGACGTCGTCAACGGCGCTTCCCACGACGGGATACACCGTCGACACTGTGGTCGTGGAGGTGGAGGTTGCGGCTTCGCGCGCATTGAAAAATGTGGTGCCGCGGGGGTCGTCAGCGGCGAGGGCGGCGTCGATCGTGATGAACACGAGGTTGGGGTAGTTGACGAGGTCTTCAAAGACTTCAAAGTTGCCGGCGCCGACGAGGAAGGTCAGGAGGGTTTCGATCGCGTAGATGGTGCCTTTGGGGGTGTAGGCGAGAGCTTGGATCGCGGCCCGGTATGGGTCGTCGTCGAGGCCGGGGAAGCGAAAGACACCGTAGTTGCGCCCGAGGGCGTCGAGGTAGGCGCCTTCGGCGTACGCGACCAGGGTGCTTCGGCGGGCACTGTCGAGGGCCGAGTAGCTCTGCGAGCCGTCGACAAGCGGGGTCAGCTCGCGGAGGGTTTCTTGCACACTGGGCACGAGGCCCGTGAGCGTGGACGGGGTCTTGCCGCTGTAGCTGTACCGGACGCCGGCCATGTAGAGGGTGCCTGCCGCGGGCCAGGTGTACGTGGTCTCAACGCCGATCGCCGTGTCACCCTCATTCGCGACCGTGGACAGTCGGGTGATGCGGCGCCCCGCGAGCGCGTTCAGCTCATCGCCGACGCTCGACAAGAGCGCCTCGGTCATCCCGCTTGGGCGGTACTTCAAGACCATGACGGCATCATACTCAAGGCCGCGTCGTCAGAAAGGCCCGCCCGCTTTGACGAGGATACGCAGGTGATCGATGTAGCCGATGGGGTCCGGCCCGCCCGCCTCGTACCAGGCAAAAAAGCCGACCATGGAGCCACCACCGAAAGCGTGGAATCCGTCCATGCCAGCCGCCGACACAGTGCGCTCGTCGAGGAGCGTCCACGTCTCGGAGCCCGGAGTACCAGCGCCGGAGTAGACGCGCATGACCTGGGCGTTCCCGGCGATGGGGATGATGTCCAGGCGCGCCGCGTGCCAGGTGTTGGTGGCGGCCAGGGCCGCGAGGCTGAACTGCTGCTGTCCGTACGTCGGCGACGACGCCGTCGCGAGCCCGCGCCCGTAGATGGCGCGGCAGTCGTAGCCGGTCAGCTCTACCGCGCCGTTGTACGTGCCGAAGGAAAGCACATGGCCCTGTTGAAATGGGCTGGCAGCGTCGATGACTTGCCCCATACCTATCGCGTTGCGCGCACCTGCGGAGGGTGAGGCGCGGAACCACCCGCGAAGCGAAACCGCGCTCGTCGCCGGCACCGTCCCCGCGCGCTTCGCGTAGAGATAGCCGGTGCCACTCGTCTTGCTGAATCGGCGGCAGTAGGAGCCAGCACCGACAAGAGGGCTCGCGAGCCCGCTGTGGAGCTGCGCTCCGCCATCGGGTCCGCCGACAGGATCGCCCGACGTGTAGAACGTAAAATCAGCTTGCGTCATGGGTCATCCCAGTCTGGCGGCTCGAACACTTCGAGGTAGATCGTGCCGCTGTCGAAATCGGGCGCGGGGTTGGCCGCGGTGTCAAACGTGTCGTCCCAACCGGGGTACTCGAACACTTCGAGGTAGATCGTGCCGCTGTCGAAATCGGGCGCGGGGTTGGCCGCGGTGTCAAACGTGTCGTCCCAACCGGGGTACTCGAACACTTCGAGGTACTCCGTCGCACCGGAGAAAAAATCTCCTTTGCCCGCAGCCGCCACCGTCCCCAACAACGCCGCTGAGATCATGCCGCCGTGTCCCCGAACAACGTGAACTCCCCTGCGACGTGGAACGCGATGCTCGCCGCACCGTACTGCCCGGCGATCTTCGTATGTGACTGGCGGTTGCGCAGCGTCGTTCCGCTGGGCGCAAACGTAACTTGACCGGCGCCGAGCTGGATCACGATGACGTGAGACCCGACGGGCAAAGCCGGGACAGTGACGTTCACCGCGCCGGCCGCGTTCACAGTGAGGATCTTGCCCGCGTCGTCGGCAACCAGTGTGTACGAGGCCACTTTGGCGTCGACAGTGAGCATGCGCAGTTGTGTGACCGTGGCCTTCTTCGTCGTCGTGTCCGCATCGTCCACGACGGCGATAAGGTCAGCCGCGGAGAGCGCCGAAATCGCAGTCAACTCGGAAATCTTCTTGCCCATGCGTCACGCTCCCACGTCGAGAAATAGATCCTCGCCGCTTTCCGTCTGCATGATGTCACCGGCCTCCGTCAGGAGCACGTCAACCGGCAAGGGGGGCTCCAAGTCCAGCCGGCGCGCGCCAGACCGCAAGAATGGTGGTGAGAGTTGGCGAAGTTGGTGGATGCGGTCACGGAAGAAATGGTTGCGCGCACGTATGGCGTCAGGGAGCACTGCGGTCTCGATACCTTGGCGCACGACCACCGTGTATGGGCCGCCAACCGGTAGTCGTGGCGCCACTACCGCGAAAGATGACGTCGAGCGCGGGATGGGGGCGTAACCTTGCCCCGCGACGCCGGAGTAACAGGGGTACTCGGTCCCGTTCACGCTGATCGCAACGGTGAGTTGGGACAAGGTGAAGGTGCCGACGAGGGTGATCTGCTCGCCCCCATCCGTCCATACCTCGATCGGAAGGACCGCGCCCACGCCGAGGTTGACGCCGATCGAAGCGCCGAGCGACGACAAAGGCAGCGCGGAAATGGAGCTGAACCCAAGCACGCTGCCCTCCGGTTTCGATCACACGTCTGTGGCGCCGTCGTATGCGTCGAGGGTTTTCAGGTAGGCATACGCCTGTGCGTGCGCGTTGTCGGCTGCGGCGCCAGTGTCGTCAGACGCCTTCGCTTTGTCGTAGGCAGGCCAAAGGACACTCACGTAGTCAGCCGGCAGCGAGCCGTCTTGCGACGCGGTGACGTCTTTGTAGACGCCTAGCTCGATGTGGAGCCCGCCCCCCTTCCAGATCAGTTGGTTGATCTTGTGGACGGCATCGGTGACGACAATGCCACCGCGAAGCGTGTGCGTGATTTGCAAGCTCATGCGCGAGCCTCCTCGGTTTTGTTGGTTTCCGACGGGTTCTTCTTCGCGGCGGCCATGATTGCTTTCACGATGTGCAAGACGTCGCCCTTAATCTCGGGGTTGATCTTCGCACCCCGAACGAGCGCGAGCAAAAACTCATGTTCCTCGTCGGTCATCCCCCAGACCTGGCCCGGCTGCTTGTCGGAAATGCCTTCGGAGAGCGAAAGAAACTGCTCGACTGATTCGAGCTTGGTCATGACCTTCTCGTCGGCAACGAGCCACTTCGTAACAAACTCCTTCATCGACAGCTTGGTTGGCTCTCCCGTCTTTGGGTTGGGCATCGCGTTTTCAAGGACCACGGGTTCAGGTACGACGACGTAACGCATTCTGCTTCTCCTTTTGATCGGCTTCACGGCGTGCGCACGCTACCTCATGACCCATCGGGCCGCTAGACGGTTGCGATGAGCCCAAGCGCCTCTACGCGGGAAATCAAGGCATTGATCGCCGTCCTCGCCTCAGAGTCGACCGTCGCTCCTCCGGTCGCGTCTGCCACTGACGCGCCCTGCACGATTGGAGTCGCACCATAGAATCCGAGTTTCTGTGACGTCGATGTGCCGATCATGCTGCCGGTCGTAGTACCAAGCACTACGTCGACCGCGTTCGCGAGATTGAGGTGACCACCATCTGCAAACCAAGCCTTGTCGACGTTGTTGTCTCGAATGAGAAATATGGATTCCGCTGTTGACCCGTTGTCGACGGTGAGCTGCGCGGCGTCTGATGTCGTGCCAAAGCTCGCGTTGCCGGTGCTGTGGATGCGGAACCGTTCGGCTCTCGTGATCGATCCGTCTGGCGTCGTGAAAAACGCCATGTACGTCGGGAGCGAGGTCGCAGAGATCGTTCCTGTGCCGACGTAAAACTCCATGCTTGCGACATTGCGGTTCGCCCCGCCCGCGTAGCCCGCGGAGACCAGCTCAAAAAGGGCATCTCCGTTGGTGACATCGGTAGGAGACGACAGCGTACCGTGGAACAAATACGTCGACAGCAAGTTGCGAGGGCCAGCGGCAGCAGACGCGAGAATGAATGAAGCGTTGCCATTGTTCTTCGAGACAATGCCCGTTCCGTTGACCTCCAAGGTATTGCCCGGAGCCGACTCATTGATTCCGATGTTTCCCGTGCTGGCGTCGAGGAAAAACGCATGCGTGTTCCCCACCGACTCAATGCGGTGGTCGTAATCGCTAGCTGCATCATTGAACACAACTTCGCCGGAGGTCTTGAACCTGACTCGTTCATTTGCTGCGCCCGCTCCTCCAGTGCCGATGACGATGAATGTACCAGCCTGTACGAGCATTCCATTCGACGCATCGCCAGCGGCTGAGATGACCATCTGATCGGCGAGGTAGAGAGGGGTACCGGGTGAAGACCACGAGGTACCGGACACGTAGACGCTTCCGTTCGCTGCATCAGCAGCCAGCGACAACTGTGCAGCAGGGAATGACCCAGTCGTCGCCGTGTTGTGGATGTAGAGCTGAAGCGCGTCGCCGACAAGGTTCTGTTCGATGTGAAGTGGCACGGCTGGTGACGCCGTCCCAATGCCTAGGCGGTTGTTTGTGTCGTCCCAAAAAAGATTTGAGTTGTCTTGGGCCAGGACACCGGCAGCACCGGCGAAAAGCACGCTGCCGGCGGTCGCCGACGTGATCGAGCCCCCGATCGCCATGCCGGCGCCGGTCGCGGTGAGGTCGTATTCCGTCCCCCCGTCGTTCAGAAAGTAGAGCTTGCTGTCGCTCTTGGCATAGAGGCGCCCAAACCCGCTAGCGGGGGTAGCCGGGGTGGCGATCTCAGGGACTTGGATGTGCCCTGCTGTCAACGCCAACGAACCCGTCATCGCCCGCGTACCGTCGACGAGCACGTACTGTGTGTGGTCGTCATCGCCGAGACCCGTCAAGGCCCCGTGGTCCGTCACCCCAACGGGCGGCGCAGCCCATGTCCCATCTGCACGAAGAAAGTTGGTTGTTCCGCCTCCCGATGCTGGAACCACGCCGCGCGTGGTCGGCGAAAAGTTGTTAGCCACCACTTGGGTTTTCGAGCCGGTATCCGACGCGGTGAACGAATCGCCAACGAAATCCAATGTCGAACGCTGTGTGAGCGGGCTTCCGTCTTCTTGGATCGTGGTATAGCCGTTAAGCGCGGGGGTAGCCCAAGTTCCGTCAGCTCGAAGAAAGTTAGACGTCCCACCCCCGGACGCCGGGACGACACCCCGTGTCGTTGACGAAAAGTCGTTCGCGGCGACCTGTGTTTTCCCCCCGACGTCGGACGCAGTGAACGTGCTCCCCACAAAGTTGAGCACGGTGCGCACCACCTGCGCACTCCCATCCTCCTCAATCGTCGCGTAACCGCCCCCGGTCGCCTGCAAGTCCGTCTCGACGCCAGCGTCGTTCAACGCATAAGCACGCCCATCGCTTTTGAAATAGATGCGGCCGAAGCCCGACGCGGGCGTTGCCGGCGTCGCTATCTCCGGGAACGTCCCACCATTGTTGACGATCCACTCCGACATTCCCCCCGCCGACATCGACACAAACACGCGCAACGACGCCGACGTGAAGTTGACGAAGCCCCCCGTGCTCGACGCGAACACTACGTCGCGCACCAGCTCCCCGAGCCCGTTCAAATGCCCGCGGCCCACTTCCCATTGCCCGCTTAGCGCACCACCAGCGTCGACGCCTTCGATCGCATACGGCAGATCGACACTCGGGGCATAGGAGCTAGACAGCGCGCGGAACCCCGCGCTCGGCGCGGCTAGCACCAAAGAGCCCGCGCCCGTCGACGTAGATTCCTGCAAGCAGCGATCGGCAAACGTGGCGACGGTCATGGGGGCCTCTATCAGGTGATCGTGATGTCCACAGATTCGTTGGTGCGCGGGATCTGATCGTCGAGCACCACGAGGTTCGCGGCCGGTGCCGTGATCTGAATATCGAACATGCCTTCCACAGCCATCGCGCGCTCAATCAGCTCGCTCTTGATGACGTTGTTCCCGATGCCGAGCCCGTTGACGTAGCTCGCAAGCGCCGCCTTCACGTCAGCGGCGACAGTCGCTTGTGAGTAGCCGTCAAGGACCGTGATGTCGGCGACGATGACGACGGGATAAATCGTCGGAACGCGCACGATGCCCAGCGTGCCTGCCGCGCGCCAGCCGGGGTAGTTGCCCCGGTCTAGCGGGTCGCCGTCGAGCACCTTTTGCGCTTCCTGCAAGAGCCCCGTGAAGTAGGTGTACGCGATCGTGACCGTATCGCCCGCGACGAGCGGGAACCCCAAGTAAATCTGCCCCGATGCAGGATTGAGCGAGTATTGCCCGGCAACCGGTCCCGACGTCACACGCGTGAGCGTGACCGCTCCGGGGTTCTTGACGGCGGACGGCGTGACGGCATCTTTGATCGGAAAGTTGTTGGTGTAGAGGTACCGCTCGCCGCCAAGCGCGACGTCGCCGGGGAACTCGGGTCCAGAGGTAAGCAGCTCCGGTGACACGGTCGCGAGCGTGGATTCTGCGGTGCCGGTGCCGTCGTCGAGGTAGACGTAGAACCAGCCCAGGTTGATCGGGTCTTCGAGCACCTTGACGAACACAACGCGTTGCCCACTGGGCAGCTCGATGGTTTTGAGCTTGGTCTCGATGGAGGAGGGCGTGCAGCGTGAGAGCCCAGCGACGGTGTCGCGGATGCGGGAACGGAATGAATCGTCAGTCTCGGCGTCTTTGCCGCCTACGAAGCCGCTGGGGTTCGACGCGGTGTCGACGCCGGTGGGGCGCAAGCCTTTGAACTTGGTGAGCGTGGCGGCGGCGACGTTGCCGTTGCTGCCCGCGCTTTCGATCACGGCGGGGATGAGCCCTGAGATCAACGCGAGGTTGGGAATCGAGCCCGCCGCGGTGGTGACCGCGATGACCTCCGGCGAGGAGCCAGGCACCGCCACGCGCACGCCAGCCGGGATGCTCACCAGCGGTCCCGCCACGGCCCGCGAGAACTGCAAGTTGCCCGTCGCCGCCGAGGACGCGATGCGGGTCACCACGACGGGGTTGTAGTCCTTGGCGCGCTCGTCGAGGTCTTCGCCGGCTGCGCGGTCGATGGAAAACAGATCAATGACGTTCTTGGTCTGGTAGTAGGCGTCGTCCAGCTCGCGCGCGAAGGCCGCCATGAAGCTCTTGGCGATGGACGTGTCGGTGAGGTCGGAAAGCTCGGAACGCGCGACGAGCGCATCGATCATGCGCTGCAAGATGGTCTCGAAGGTCTTTGGTACAAACTGTCCCATCGGTGCTGCCTTCCTACGAGATGACCCGACCGATCACGCGCAGAGCGGTGCGGTCAAACGGTTGCACGTCGAGCGCCACCTCCAGCGTGTCACCTGTGAGCTGGAGCGAGGCGTTGGATACCACGCGCACACGCGAGTCGCGCTGCACCGCCGATACGATGCGCGCGCGCGCTTCGATCACGCGTTCAACGCTCCCTTTGCGCCCCACGATGCGTTCGTAGCCGACGTTGCGGTACAGCAAGTTGGAGCCCTGCTCTGTGGACAGAATCGAAACGATGGCTTGCTCGAGGTTCTCCAAGCCGGAGATGGTGCGAGCGTCGGTGCCGGTGGTGGGGTCGAGCACGAGGTCGTAGGTGCCATCGGATTGCGCTTTCAGCTCGAAGTCCCGACCAAAGAGCGCCTCGAGCTGGGAGGCGCCGAGCGTGGGGTCGCCGGCCGAGCGCACCTGTTGGAAAGGCTGCGTGGCGGCTGTGGTCGGGATGAGGATGGGCTGCCCGTAGCGCAACGTGCCGGGGAGCCCCTCCTCGGAGATGTACGGCGCCTTGATCCCGTTCGCGATGGCGATGTCGATCCACCGCCGCGCGTCTTCCAGCTCGCGTGCGGCGATGCTTGCGATCGTATCGCCGTGCTGCACCGTCACCTGCCGAAAGCCAGTGTATTTCGGGAACGTGCGCTTGACGTCGAACAAGCCGCTGTTGACGCGCGCTTGGTCACCGGGCCGCGGCCCCGTCAGCAAGAGCTGCTCGGGCTGCGTGATAGTCGAGCTGGCTGCCACCTCAAGCGCGTCTGGCGTCAGATCGGCCGGCCCCATGACGAGGCGCAAAAAGCGAGTCGCGTTCTCGTCGAAGTCCTCGCGGAACTTCTCGGGGTAGGCCAACAGCGTGTTGTAGGCGTCGGAGACCGAGCGCGTCATGGCGGCGATCTCGAGGTACGCCGGCCCCAAAAGGTTCTGATTGTCGACGAGGAGCCGCGCGACGTTGTCGGCCAAGTCGCGAGCGGCGCGCACGTTGCCCAGCGGCAGATTGATGAACCCGCGCACCGAGCGTGTGAACTCGGAGACGGCGCCGAGGATGCCGGTGGTGGCGGTGTTCAGCTCGGTGAGCAGCCCCACGACGGCCCCGACCTGCGCCTGAATGCCGCTGATCTCGGATTGCCATTGGATGAGCTGTTGCGCGGCCCCGCCGATGCTTTTGGCGGCGTCGGCGATGGCGCGGAGCACGGCGCTATCGTTGCTCTGAATCTTGGGCGGGTTCTCGACGTATCCGACGACGGCGAGCGTGATCGTATAGTTGTAGAAGAAGTTTTTTTGCGTCGAGCGCTCAAGGCGGAACTCGCGCGGCACGACGATGTAATGCTCGCCGTCTTTGTAGTTGTGGTACGTGAGATAGACATCCTTCGCGACGGTCGGGTCTTTTTTGAGGTCCGAGTAGCGAAGGAAGCAAACGTTCTGCAAGTAGAGGAAGTGCGCTTGTCCCGAGAGCGGGATTGGCAGGCCGGATTCCGCGACGTTCAAGCGGGGGGAAAGCCCGGTGTGCCCTTGGATCGTGAGCTGGGAGATGATCACCCCGTTCTCTTCGGCGACGACGCCCCCATCTTGGGTGGGGGTCAGCTCGGCTGAGAACGGGTGCGTCTTTTGGATGGCGGTGGGGGCGAGCACCAACGGGAACAGTACCGAGCCCGTGGGCGCTAGGGAGGCGGGGAGGTGGAGCTGGAAGGCGTAGCTCCACGTTTTCCAGTAGCGGTCATCGCCCCCGGAGAGCGCGGGAACGCCAATGGGACCGAGCAAAGGCCCGGCCTGCGTCGCGCGAAGCTCCTCCGCAATCGCCTGCAAGATGCCCAAGCTGCCTCCGGCGCAGACAGCCTACAGCGCAGCCCCAAAGCCGGTACAGGCTCACAAAAAGGGGAAGGGCACCGGACCAGGGAAAATGATCTGCGCGCCCGCCATAGAGGCGTACAGCGCGCCGGAGAATAGTCCGGCCGCGGCTTGGGAGGCGGTGGGGTCCCAAGGCTGCGGGTTTGGGAGCAAGCTCGCGGAGGCGCCGGCGGTCGTGAAGCCCGCTGCGAGGCTCGCGAGCGCGGGTGGCGGGATGGCCGCAATCGACGCGGGAAAGACACTCGCCGAGGCCCCGGCCACGACACCCCAAAAAGCGACCGCGCCGGCTTGAATCGCGGCGGCAGCGAGCACGGGCGTAGACATCATGCCGTCGATGATGGTCTGCATCGCGGTCTCGGCGGCGGTGACCGCCGCGGGCACGGGCGGCACACCGTTGGCGACGCCGGCCAGGAACAGGGTTTTGTACGCTGCGGCCCATGCGGCGCCGGTGGAGAGCCCCGTCACGGCCGGCTTGGGTGGCGCAATCGTGAACGCCACGCCGGCTGGAATGGGGCCGGCAAAGGCCGCGACGTACTTGAACTCGAGCACATGCCCGCTGGCGATGGCCGGTGTTGGCGCGCCGATGGCGATGACGCCCGCTGCCGGGTTGTGTCCCCCGTTGCTTGGGTCCGGGGCGATGTCGGTCGCGGGCGAGAGCCGCTTGATGCCCTGAATCTTGGCGACGTCGGGGGGGCCTGGCAGCGTGAACAGAGCTTGGTTGTTCGCCGTGGCGGCGACGGTGACGGTTTGCATGCCCGCCGGGTTGTCGGCGGCGTCGATGACAGTGACGAGCGAGGCGGTGTTGGCGGTGATCTTGGAGCCTTGCCAGTACGGGGGCGCGCTTGCGTAGCCGTTCACCAAGGCACTCGGGGTGAGTGCGGTGCCGCTGGCAAACGAGGTGTTCCCGATGCCGCCCGTCGTCGTGGTGCCGTTGATCGGGGTTGGAGGCGGCTGCGCCCCATCCGGCCATCCAAGCGATGGAGGTGTGCTCGCTGTTGCGGGCACCATGAACGATTCAATGTACGGCTGCGCCGTCGTGGGCGACATCGGCACGGGTTACGGCTGCCCGTCGGGGAACTTGACCTTGCCGCCTTGCACGTTCGCCGCGACGAGGCCCGCTGTACCGTTGAACGGCGCCAAAAGCGGCACGGGGATGCCCGTTGGCCCAGCGCCCGACGGATGAATGTGGGCGTCGAAGGTCGCGCGGATGGTGGGCCACACCGTCGACTCCCACCACGTTTTCAAATGCTGAAACACCGCGGGGTTGAACGTGCCGGTCCCGAGCTGCGCGATAGCGTCCGCATCCTTCTTGGTGAGCGAGAATGTGGCCCCGTTGCCCAGCCGGAACGTGATGAGGCCGTCGCCCGTGGGGTCCACTTCGATCTTGAACTTTTGAGCGCCCCCCGCCGCGTTGACGCCTTCCACGACGAGCTTGGCGTTGTGATTCATGCGCAGCGTGACGTTGCCGTGCGCGAGGTCTAGCGCGGGCGTTTCCGCGCCGTTGGCGTCAATGGCGCCGCTGTTGGCGCGCGTTGTGTCCACAACGACGTTGCCGTCCTTGTCGACCGTGGTCGTGACGCCGCGGAAGCGGGAGGCATGAGATTCGCCGGTGGCCGCGAGCTGGCGAAAGTTGGAGCGGGGATGTGGCATCGCCGAGCGGATGAACGGTTGTTGGGTATCCCCCTCGAAGAACTCGAGGAGCACATGGTCCCCGTCAAGGTCACGAGGATCGGAAACAGGCCCCTTGGTGCCGTCCAAGTTGTACGGCTGATTCGTCTGGAGGTCGGTGGTTGTGCCTCGCGGAATCCACAAGCCGCTGTAGTCGTTCAAGCCGTGGCGTTGCTGGGCGACGGGAACGCGCTGCATGAAAGCGCGAAAGCGTGAGCCGTACGTGAGCACGTCGCAGGAAACGGCCATGATCTTCGCGTTTGGGGCGTTCATGTCCCGCAGCAAGAATGCCTCGGCGGCGTCGTCGTTTCCCGCGTCGGCGAAATCGGCGAAGTAGGTCGAAATCACGACGGCGCGCACGACGCTCGGGGGCATCTTGCCGAAACCCTTGGTGGAGCGCATGCCATCTTGGCGCCTCATGGCCCGACGCTCCGGCCAGCCCCACCGATGGGCAGCATCGTCAGGCCCATGTCGAGTCCGCCGGTTTCCCCCTTGGTGCCCGTGCGCGCGAACGACGACGCCCGCGTCGCGATGGCTTGTAGCAGTTGAGCATCGGTGCCCCGGAACCCACGCGTCACGCCGAGCGACGTCGTGGCCCCGCGAGGGTAGTTGTAGTTGATCGCAACGCTTTCGATGTACGCCTGCGTGACGTCGTTGACGCCGTCACCTTGGAGCACGAGGCGGTAGCCTACGCGCGCTTCTGGGTACAGGAAGGGGATGGCGACGTTGCCCGTCAACCATAGGTGGTTGAGCCCGTACCAATGCACCATGAGCGTCTGCCAGGTGTTCATCTCTTTCGCCCACGCGGGCTGGCCTAACCCGACTTCGCCCGTGAACCGTGTTTGCTGCTCGAACTTGCGGATGCCGTAGCGGCGAATATCCTCCTCGTCGATGGCGGGAGGATAAAGCGCGTACTGATCGAACGTGGAAAACCCGGTGTTCGCCGCGTACAGCATGAACAAGTTGATTCGCTCGACGTCGCTGCGCGACAAGCCGTCGTCGTTGACGTAGCGGCGGCGCAGCGAACACGTCGGCAAGCGAAACCACGGGGAATCAAGATTCCCGTCTCCCTCGGAAGCCTGAAACACGTTCGCGAACGGCCGCTCGCGCAGCACCACCAAAGGTGCGGGGGCATCCGGCTCTGACTCCTCGACGTCGACATCGAAAAACAGCTCGTTCAAGAGCGGGTTGCTCCACTCTTGGAGCATCGAATACAGCGTCGTTCCCATCTCCGGCTGAAACAGATTCGTTTCGTTGAACATGGAACCGCGCAGGTGCGCGGTAAAGCCAGATCCGTTGAATGCATCGGAAGAATAGCCCGCAAGACTCGTGATGAGCCGTGTCTCCGGTGTGCTCTGCCTGGATGACATGACGCGCATGCGTAACGCTTCGATGAACGCCGCCCCGAGAAAGTTGAGTCCAGGTGGAAGCGTCCAGGCGCCGCCCAGGATGCCCCCCGACCCAAGAAACGCGTCGAGCATGTTCGCACACACCGCATCCGGCGTGCCGCCTGGCACGTAGTTGTACCGCTTGGCGAAGATGCGCCCGCCGATGTTCGTTTCGGCGCTCGCCCACTCGTTGAACCACACCGACGTCAACTCGATGAGCTTGCCGACGTCGCGCCCCGAGACGGTGTAGACGTGGACTGTGGCCCCGCCGACGACGTGGCGGTCCTCCTGCACAGTGTCGATGTTGCCGAGCGTGCCGTGGAACTTGACGCCGTTGCGCTCCCACCAAAGGACAAGCCAGTCACCGGGGAAAAGTTGATCGAGGAGGCTCGTCGGCGACTTGACCGTGAGCGACCACGTTCCCGAGGGCGCGGAGAGGTTCTTGGCGTAGGTCGCTGCGGTGATCGATGGCCCGGTGGGTTGCCCATGATCGACGGGGCTCGACAGCGAGAGCGCGTCGGCGTCGTGGCGGTAGACGCGCGCGTGGCACCGCGTGGTGAACGAGTTGTACCGATCTGCGGGCCGCCCAGGGCTCTCGCTCTCGATGTCGTGTAGCCACGGTTGATTCGCCACAGTCAGCGCCCGCCGCTCAAGTCGACCTGGCCTGAGTCGATCATCTTGACAAAGCGCCCAAAGTCGCCGGTGAACTTTACGATGGCATCGGTGACCGGCTTGAAGTCCTTGGAAATAGTCGAAATGTCGCTGGCGAGCGTTGACGCGGCCTTCTGCATCTTCGTCACTTCTTCGGCTGCTTTGGCGCCGGCTCCCGTCAACGTATTCGCGACCGCGTTCTGTGCGCGGATGATGCCGCCCATGTCCTTCGCCGCGGCGGCGAACTCGCGGCCCATGTCCGCCGCGCTGCCGGCGCCGCGCTCGGTGCCAGGAACGAACTCGATGCCTCCCGCCGCGTTCGTCTTGAACAGCGGCTTCCCCTTCGCGCCCTTCTTGCCCGACTCACCGACAAGGTCGGCGAACGCGCCCTTCCCTTTCGCAAGCGCTTCCACGATTCCTGGCGCCTCCGTCCCGAGCCCAATGTCCACGCCCGCGGCTTTGAGTCCGCGTTGCAGCGAGAACTCGGCTTGCTCGCCCGTCGCCCCGCCCGTCATATTTTGCAGGAAGTCGAACATAGTGTTGACGTCCATACCGCCCGTCTTGAACGACTCCACCTTTTTGAGCGACGAAATGTAGTTGCCCTTCTCCGGCGAGTAACCCGCGGCCCGCAACAAGGCGATGTCCATACCGGATTGCGCACCGCTTTGCGCCACACGCGTGCCCATCGCCCCGATTTGCCCCGCCACAGTCATACCGCGCGGCCCCTCGAGCCCCATGCCCTTCGTGAGCCCGACAGCGACGCCTTGCAAGCTCTCCGTCTGAATCTTGATCCCTTGCTGGGCGGCTTGCTCCTGCAACGAGGCAATGTGCGCGAGCTGCTCACCGATCTCGGAGCCCTCGAGCCCTTGCGCCATGGCGTCGGCGATTGTGGACGGCAGAAGCTCCTTGCCCAGCCCAGAGGTACCGCCGCGTCCGGGGCGCTGGGCGCGCATGAGTTGGGCTGCCGTACCTGCATCGACGCCGTAGAGCGTCTGCGCCGCCATCGCCTGTTGGAACTGCCCCTTGACGGCTTGCCCCCCAACGCCGCGCGTGAACTCCACGCCTGCGCGTAACTCCTCTTGCCGCGTCATAAGGCCCGCGCTGACCCCCTCAAACCCCGACGCGCGCCCGGTCGTCCGGCGGGCGCCGGCTCGCCCTTGCTCCTCGGCGGCGCGCTCGCCTTTCACCTGTTCACGCGTGGCTTCCCGACGCATGCGCGGTTCCGCGCGTTGCCAGGCTTCCAACTGCTGTGCGGAGTTCATCCCCGCGTACACCTCGGGACGGATGCCTGGCGGGGTGATCTTGTATTCGACCATTTCCTCGGGGGTCGCTTCTTTGGTGCGCGTCTGCCCCGCGGCGCGCAACTTCGTCGCCGCCGCCCCCTGGCCCGCACGATAGGCGTCGACCGCGGCGTTGCCGGCCTTGTCCAATGTAGCTGCGGGCGTTTGTGCTTCACGCCTGCGACGGCCCGCGGCTCCGCCTGTGACCGAGTACGCCTCGAGCTGCGCGCGCTGGAGGTCGGCGGCGCGGTCGACGTTGGCTTCGGCGAGCGCAGCCGGGCCGCCGATGAATGGGATGTTCCCGAACGCCGTCGTGAGCGGCCCTTGCCCGCCCGCCATCGCCGAGGACGCCCCGCCCGCACGTCGGACCATTCCGCCCGCCACTTGGCCGGCGAACTGCGCCTTCATGCCGGGACCACGCTGTAGGAACGCTCCAGCGGTCGGTGAGAGGCTTTGGAGGAAGCCTTGGGTGAAACCCCCCGCGCCGGGCGCCTGGCGTCCTGCGGCCTGTAGGGCGCTTTGGGCGCGGGCGATCTCGCGATACCGCCCCGACACCCGTTCCAGCTCATCGCCGAGCTTCTTGAACGCGTCCGTTCCCTTGTCGACTCCGAGCATCGCGACTGTGAGGCGGGCTTGCTCGCTGGCGAGCGCCTTCAAAGACCCGCGCGTGTCTTTCAACGCGGCGTTCAGCTCCCGCACCGCGACCGGCTTGAACGTCTTTTCCAGCTCGCGCCGAGCATCTTTGAGCCCGCGTGCGTCAAGGCGAAAACCGACCTTGGTCTCGATTCCCGCCATGACCTAGCCCGCCTTCTTCTGGGCAGCCGGCTTGCCGTGCTCGCCCCACCAGCTCGCCGGGATATTACCGCTCTGCACGATTTGAACCCAACGATCCCACACCGGGTCATCGCTCGTCGTCACCACCCCTTGGAACGACTCTTCGATCCGCGACAAGTAGTCGCCCGCAGGGGCTTCGGTGGGATCGAGCGCCTTCTTGAGTTGCTCGATCGAGGTCCAATCGTCGCGCTCTTTGGTGGGCTGCGCCTCGAGCTGGCGCAGGCGGTCAGCGAGGTGCCGGTACCAGCGCAGCAAGACCAGCGCGAAAGGCTGATCGAGCATCGCGCGCTTGTCCTCGGGTTCGCCGTAGGTGCGCGTCCACCAACTTCTCAAGAACTCGAGCGTATCGTCGCTACGCGCCAACTTTTTGAGACGGCCGATCGCCCCGAAAGTACGCTTCGTGTTTGGCAACCTCCGTGTAGACCGTGTAGAGAAACGCGACGTCTTTCATCTCGGAAGCCTTGAACCATGCGGGCTTCTCGACGAGGGAGACGGTCAAATGCGCGATGACGGACAGCAAGTAGCGCGTATCTTCGTCGATGGCTTCCCATGGGGTGAGCCGCGCCAAGCGGGATTGCAGGAGGCCCACTTCCACGCGCTCGGCGATGGAAAGGATCTTGTTCTTGAACTGTGCGCGCGAGGATTTGTAGTCGAGGGCGAACGCCCATTGTTCTTGGGCGAGCGGGTTGTTGGCTTCGTCTTTCGGGGGGGCGGTGTCCGGTTCGACGGCGCGCAGAGCTTTCAGCTCGGCGTCGGGGTCTTGCACGCGCGCGATGGGGGTGCTTGGTGGCTCGGTTGGAACGACGGCGGTAGGGGGCATGGATCTCTCCTACCGCCGAAGTACCACGCTTACGAGAGGGCTGCCTAGACGGCTTCGCTGGCCTCGACCATACGGCGAGCGACCATTGTGATGTCGCGTGCGACAGAGGTGCGTGGGTCGATGGCGAACTGCTTGCCCTGAATCTTGACGCCGTAGACGCGGGCGATGATGACGCCTTCCACTGAGTCTTCGATCTGCATCGTCAGCTCGGCTTGTGCGAGCGCGTTGAACAGGAACTCGGCGGCCGTTGCACCTTTGCGAGGGAAGAACCCTTTGGCTTCCATGGTGTCGCGGATCGCGAGCACTTCGGACGCCTGGCATGAGCAGGTGTATTCCACGGGCTCGTTTTGCAAGACCTCGATGTTGTCGATCACCTTGATCGGCTCGTGGGTTAGCTCCTCTTGCACAGAGACGCTTTTGCAGAGCCCGACGATGACGCCGTCGAAGGTCAAGCGGGCGCGCGGGCCGGTGAGAACGGAGACTGCCATGGCGAACTCCTACGGGTGCTGCTCTCAGGCGGCGAGCGAGAAGGGTTTGAGGTTGACCACGATGGGGATGAAGTTGATGGGCGCGATGGGGCTGATCTCCAGCTCCATCCGCAAGACGTCCAGGGCAAGCTCGAAGGTGGGCTTCTTGTAGGCGGCGAGAATCTCATCGCGGACGAGGGATTCGAGCACGCCGTCGGCAGCGGCAGCGGCGGCCTGTACGGTGCGCGCAAAGCCCTTCTTGCCGATGATGGTTTCCATCCGCGAGCGCAGGACAAACACGCTGTAGTTGGTCGCCTGATTCACACTGGCTTCGCTGTACGCGAGGTTGTTGTCCTTCAAGTATGTCGTGAGGTTTCGCACGACCTTGAAACCCTTGCCCTCGTCAAACTGCATGACGAACAGGCCGGCCGCCAACAGCTCCTCGACATTGTCGATGGGGTTCCAGCTCGAATGCTGGCGCAGGCCGAGGATGTTCGCGTACTTGTTGGTGAGCGGGTTGCCCACCGACGTGCCTGCCTGCATGCCGGCCGCGAGCGCGGCTTGGAACTTGGGCGGCTGGAACACACGTTCGCCGTCGGTGTTGAACAGCGACACCTCTTGCGTGGCAAGACGCGCATGCCGACTGTTGAGCGCCAGCGCCCGCGCCTTGAGCTGGGCCACAGTTTCGTTGGCAGCGGCTCCCATGACGATGTCGCGTTCCATCTTGCCGGCGCCGCCCATGAACTCACAGTGCGCCACGCCCATCGCGTGAACGGCTGCGGAATCGGTGCCAAGCACGAGGGTGTTGACGAACACCTGCTTGAGCTTGTCGATCGCGTTCTGCCAATCCGACGCCGTCGCCGTCACGACGCCGGGCTGCCCAGCGTCGCCTTCATGGCCTCCCGCGAGGAACACCTGGGACGACGTGTTGGACGGCGCCCCCGTTCCCGGCGAGACGCGCTCGGCGGTGACGAGCTGCGACTTGGCGTTCAGCTCCGCAACGATGTCCGCGAGCCGTGCGTAGAACGACGCCGTCGTCGGCGACAGGATGTTCTGAGCGGCGACGTAGTCGAGGTCGGCGAGGAGATACTCCGTCGGGTTGCCCACGATCACCGTGAACGTGAAATCCACATTCGCGGCGACGAGGTCTTTGAGCTTTTGGATGGTGGGGTGGCTCACCGATGCGGCGTTGAACACCTTGCTTGTGAGCGTCGCGGTGCGCGCGGATTCGATGTTGCCCACCTCAACCGAGGTGAACTTGGCGAAGGCGCCCGCGAACACAACCGGCGTAGCGCCCGACAGCGTAAGCACCTCGGCGATGGCCGAGCCCACGGCGTTCAGGCCGCGGTAGACCACTTTGCGCGTGGTCGCGCCATCCGCCTGCACCGTGTGAAAGCCCGTCGCCGCAATGTCGAGCGCGACGCGGCCCTTGTTCGTCTGCCCCGCGGTCAGCGTCGCGACGGTGGCACCACCGCCCGCAATGCGCAGGGTCATGGTGCCGAGCGCCGTCGCCGACATGACGACAGCCGTCTCGAGGTTCCACGTGCCCGCGACCGCGACCGCCGTGGTGCCGTTCAACGTCGCCGACTGCGACTGCGGCACGTTGGACGCGTCCAGACCGTAGACGGTCACAACCTGCGTTGTGTCCGCGGCGTTGCTCGACACGATCTCGAGTGCGGAAGCGCCTGGCGCTTGTGTGAACGAGGCATCCTGGCCCGCGTCCGCGCGCGTGAAGGGCACCTGAAACGCGAACTGCGAGGACGCAATGGTGGCTCCCGCGGCAGCGATGCGGATGGTGACTTGGCCTTGGAATGCAGCGGAGCCCTTCGCGTCGTTCACGGCGTTCCACGTACCAGGCACGGCGACGGCGGTGAGACCGTTCAGCGTGACCGTCGTGGCGGTCGGGACGTTGCTGGCATTCAAGCCGTAGACCGTGACGGTCTGCGTGGTGTCGAGCGCCGAGGACGAGACCACCTCGATCGAGGACGCGGCGGGGGGCTGTGTGAACGACGGGACGAACGCGCTTTGGTTGGGGTGCCCTTGGATCGCGGTCGCGCCGTCAGAGCCGCCCGAGTAGAGCAACGAAAACTTGGCGTCGTTGCCGAGGAGGTCGAACGCCTCGGTGTCGTCCTCGAACTTGATTGTGACGAGCTTGCCCCCGCCCGACGTCGCGTTTGCGATCTGCACGCTGATCTGCGTGGTGAACGCACCGTAGTCCGCGCTCTTGATGCGCAAGGCGGTGCCGCCGCTGTTGGCGAAGTCCGCTTGCGATTGCGCCGCGGGGTTCACCTTGACGAGCACGACCTGTTGCGCGCCGGCTTGGATCTCGGGGTCTTTGGCGGGGTTGAACAGGATGGCGCCCATCTCGCGGAGGTCACCGAAGCGAAACGCGCGGCGAATCTGCCCGCTGTTGGTGGCTCGCTGGAGGTCGTCATTGGGCGACGCAATGGCGGTGTACGGCTTCCCGCCGACGCCGGTAGCGACGAGGGCGACGATGCCGCTGGCAGCAAGGGCAGCGCTCTCAAACGCCGACGCGTCGACCTTGGAGTACGCGCCGGGCTTGGCGGTGAGGCGACCATTGAAAAACAACTGCGTCGACATAAGTCACTCCCTCACAAAACAGGCGTGGCGTTGTAGCGCGCGAGGTGGGCCGCCCACTCGCTTGCGATGCATTCCGAAGGCGCGTTGGAGCGCGCCCATACGATGAAACCGGCGAGGTCGACGGGGCGCAACCGTTTGGCGAGCGCCCACGTCTGCAATGCCAGCTTGGAAGGCCCCTCGGGGGCGCGCACTAGGGGGTCTTGCGCAGCGGCACCCACGACCACGATGTTCGCCGGCCCGCTGGCGGGCGGCGGGGCATCCGCGGGCACCTTGAACTTGACGATGGCGGGGTCGGTGACCTCCTCGGAATCGACATCCGGGGCGCTCGGTGCGGAGGTTGGGGCTTTCTTGGTCGCCATATCACTCCACCACCGGGGTCACGCGTGGATCAACGCCCACGACCGCGTTCGCCACATAGATGCCGTCGATGTGAGAGTAGCGCCCCGTAGCCCACGGTCCCAAGTCGAAGTCGGTTGCCGTCAGGAGGTGCGCGTAGCCCACGACCTGCATCATGCGCGCAAACACGTTCTCAGGCAGGTATTGCTGATTGGGGGCGAGGTCCATGCCGGAGAAGGTGGGCGTCTCGACACCCTCGCGCGCGAGCTTCGCCGAGGCGCCGAGCAAGATGGCGCGCAACACGTTGTGATACGCGAGCACGACGTCGGGGTTCGCCGCGTACGTGAAAATCTGGTAAGTGAACTGAAACCGCATAACCTGGGCGGAAACCGCGCGCCCAAGCTCGGCTTCGACGTCGCGGATGAAGCCTTCCACCGCCTCGATCGAGGTCGCATCTTTGCTGTTGCCGACGTAGTCGGCGTCCTCATGCTCGCCGGCCAGCACGATCGCGAAGCAGGGGAGCTGGGCGTTGGCGCGCGCGTAGCTGTGGACGATGCGCGGCTGCCCTTCGCCCTTCCAGTAGGTCACGAGGTCGGCCAACTCGTCGTCGACGTAGCCCGGCGACGCGAGCACCCGACGCAGGTAGGCGTCCGACCCGTTGAGGGTGTCCAGCCCTTCCTGAATCACTCGGTGCAACACGCGCTCGAACACGTCACGCCCCTCCGGGTGGCTTCACGACACGATCCAAGATCGCCTGCACCATACCCGGTCCCTCATGCTCAATGAAGCGCACCACCTCCGGCGCCAAATGGGCGCCCGCGTAGCCGGGGTGAATCCAGCCGTTCGGCTGCCCGGTCGAGATAGTGCGGAAGGTGCCGTAGAACGCTTGGGTCGCGCGCTTGTACGTCTGCTGCATCTTGACAGCGCCCTCGAACAGCGGGGAATGGTGCTCGGCGCCGCCATGACGGATGAGCGCCGTCGATCCATCCGGCATCGTCACGAGCTTGTGACTGCGCCCTTTGACATCCATGCCGGTGCCGGCCGTATTGAGGCGGGCACCCCACTTCGTCTTCTCGCCAGGATTCGACAAAGAGGGGTCGAGCTTGCGCATCTCCTTCCATGCCTGGCGCCCCAAGGCGTTCGCTCGGTCGGCGCCAAGCTGCTTGGCGTAGGCGTCGGTGACGCGTTGGAAGTTGCGCCCAGATGACGTGGGGGCGCCGAGACGGAAAAAGATGGAGCGGTAGAACCCACCGTCTTTGCGCGCATGCTTTCCCTTGCCTGCGCCGCGCTCCACGACGGGCACGTTGGGACCGAGCAACGTCTTGCGCATGTCGTAAGGCCCATAGCCGCGTTCGATCTGGTTGGGCCAGGCCCCCATGAGGGTGATCGAGGCGGCGAAGTCGCCGAACTCGACGGGTTGGATCGCGCGCGTGTAGTCGTTGGCGGTGCGGTGGAGCTTCTCTTTGGCGAGCGAGACCCACTTCGCGCGCGCCGTATCCGCGAGCATGCGCAGGATGTCGTGCAGGATGCTTTCGTCGAGCTGGAGCACCAGGCCGGGCGGCATGAGCGAGCCCACGTCGACGTCGTGGATCACAAGGTGGCGTCCTTCCCGAGGAGGTAGTCCAGGCGCACCATGGCCTGAATCGGATGGACCTCGTTGTCGCCGAGCACCTTGCCGGTTTTGAACTTGATGAGGGTGCCGCGCACGATGTGTGGGTAGTCCACGACGACCCACACGGGGTTCATCTCGTACGCGATCGATAGCTTGGTCTTCGGGGGCGCCGTCACCTTGAGAGATCCATCAGGTTGGATCTCTACCGTTTCGGTGTAGTCCACAGTGACGCCGAGGTCGTCCGCGGAGAATGCTCGCCGCAGGCGCACAACAGGGTAGCGCAGCGCCGACACGGCCTTGTTGCCCACCGGGATGATTTGCGAGGAAGGCACCTCGAGCACTTGGCGGTAGAGCTGGGTGTGGTCGAGCACTTTGAAACGGTCGCGATGCCCAACGCGGTTCCACGAGAACGTGGTGAGCGCGGCGGTACCCGAAAGCCATTCGCCGAACTTCTCGAAAATCTGCGGGTTGTTCACCAACGACGTCATAATCGCTTGGGTGGCGCGCTCGCTCGCGGTGTTCGCGAAGGCGGGCGTCTCCTTCGCATAGTCGATGAGGTCGGGCTCGGTGGGGTCGGGGAACACGTAGACGAAGCCGTCGCCGTCACAGAGCACGCAACCGGGGTTGGCTTGGTCGGTCGTCGGGTTGCGACAAGGGCACAGCTCCGAGGCAGACCAAAGCACCCGGTAACCCTTCTGCAAGATGAGGCGATCGAAGTCCGACTTTTGGAAGTCGACGCGAGGCTTGAGCGGGCCGATGTCTTTGGTGAGCGCCACGACGTCACACCGCCGTCAAGCGGAGCCCCTTGTAGTAGCGGCGCAACGTCGGTGTCAGATCGCGGATTCGTTGGCGGTAAATCAAGAGACGCGCACCGTAACCGGCGTTTGTTGCACTAGAAGTCGTGCCGACACTCTCCGACAAACCATCTATTGAAAGACTCTTTGTGGCAATGCCGGCACCGGCGATGAGGTCACCTGCGGTATTGAATGGGCCAAACGAGGAATGCATCCCCACCAGCTCCACCAATGTTGGTGGGATGCGGCCGAGCGGGAACCCCGCGACGTAGTCGACTTGAATCAAACCGGGAAGGAAGTTGGCCCCCCCGTAAATGAGAGGCAGATAGCCCCCGCCCGCCGAGATGAACGCGTTGGTGTAGACGCCGTTCGCTGGATAGACCTGAAACTGTCCCGCTTCCAAATCCGCGTTGATCCACTCGGGCGGGAACTCGATCACCGTCGCCCCGTTGGGGTACCGCAGTGCCACCTTGTCGATCGAGATCGCTGGGTAGTATTTCACGCGCCCATAGACGAAGGATTCGTAGTCGCGCCGGTAGAAGTCATGCCGCTCGGCCACGATCTTCGTCGGCAGGAGCTTCATGTCCAGCTCGAACTCCACCTGCGAGATGGCGGCGCGAATGTAGTGTGCGTACAGCTCATCGGGGTACGGCAGGCCGTGGTCTTCGGTCAGATCAACGCCGTAGAGGTAGATCGCTTTGAGCTGCTCGATCGTCAGCACAGCCTCGAAAGAGGTGTCGATCGCCTGTGAGGGCGTTTGTGGCACATCCGCTGGCGGCACCGGCGCCGTTGACGTCAAAACCGCGCGAAAGCTGCTTGTGGAATCGGCGAGCCCGTCCACGATGAACCAGTAGTTGTACTTCCCCGCCTCGATGCGCAGATGCGTGCTGGCGTCGGTGAGCGCCGTCCACGTCGCGCCTTGGTCGTCCGACTGCTCGATGCGGATGCGGTCGTACAGCGCGGTCAGGAGCCCGGCGGGGTCGCTCGCAAAGAAAAAGACCTTCATGGTCTGCGCGAAGGCTGCCATGTCAATGCACCACGTCTTGCACGAGAGTGAGCTTGCCGGTGAACGCCGTCTTGGCCTTGCCGCGGCGAATCTCGAACGTGGCCGCGGCGTCCGAGGTCTCCCACGCCACCTCGACCTCGAGCGCCGTCGCGGAGACCACCTTGGAGATCAAGCGCGGGGCGCCCAGATTAGGCCCGCTCGTCGGGTGCAGCACATCGCCCGCCTTCGCCTTGGTGAACGCCGTGCCCGTGCCCGTCACCCCCACTGCACTCGCGACAATGGCCGCCGTGCCGACGCCAGCGCCGGGGCGCGGTACGTCTTGACGCACCACCTCGAAGTCGTGTGCATAGACCCCCGCTTTGTTGTCCGACGTATCCGGCTTGTCGATCTTGACGACGCACTGCCCCACGGTGAGCCCCGTTTGGGGGAGCACCTCGATCTCGTCGGTGCGGTAGGACGCTTTGAAGATGGCCGCCGCGGCGTTCTTGTCCTTCGATGGCGCCGCCTTGGCGGCGTAGCGCAGCACAGCGGGGCGGCTGGGAGTCCCATCAGTGGCGGTTCCGAGGTTGATGAGGTTCTGCGTGGGCTGCGCCGTGTCCTTCACGGTGACGAGGATGTCGTCGCTGTCGCCGCGTACGAGGCTAATATCCACTTCGGCGGGTGCTTTGATCGTGGCCATCGTCTCAGCACTCCTTGATCGTGGCGGTCGCGGTGAGAGAGGCCACGGTAGCCGTCAGGGCGTCGTCTTGGATCACACCTATGAGGGCATCGTCTGCGACGGCGCCGCAAAGTTGGCCGTCGGGTGATACCACGCCGGTGAGGGCAAGGCCCGCCACGACTGCGGCGGTCATCGTATCGGCCGCCACCAATGCGGTCACATCCCGCCCAACCAGTGTGTACGCCACGCTGTCCGGGTCGCAGATCCAACCATTCGTGATGAGCCCGCTCGTCCCGACCATGCGCGCCAGCGTGTCATGGCGCGAGCGTGCGCACCAAGTCGTTCCACGTAGAAGGGCCTGGATAGGTCGCTACGACGTCGATTGTCGCGATGGGGGAAACGTCCGCGAGCGCGTCCGCTTTCGTAGCGTAGAGCTTCCTGCGCGCTGTCAGGGGCCTTCCAGTGCCCACGTCCGCCACGAGCACGGTGTCGCGCACGTTTTCCCCCTGATGCGCGAGGAGCTTCACCAAGGCCAGCTCAAAGTCCGAAACCACCCGGATGTGCTCCACGCCCGGCTCATGGTCCGAAAGCACCGTGAACCCGGCATCGTTGAACACCTCGAAGGCGACCGAGTAATGCCCGGCAAGCGCCGGAGAGGTCCAGGCGGCTTGGTAGGTGCCGACAAAGGCTGACCGATGCGTCATAGGGAGCGTAGTGACAAGCGTGCCTGCGGCATCCAGCACCTTGGCGCGGGGATACTTGACGGCACTGCGGTCGGCGAGCACCACTTCGACGAGAACGGGTTGGCCAACAGTACCAAGAATCATGCGCTTGTTTTCAGGGCGAGCACGGGGGCAAAGAAAGCGTCTGTGTTCTGGCGATGCTGGCGTACCCTGGAGCGGCGCGCTTGAATCGCGTTCGCGAGCTGCGTGGAGAGCCCTTCGGCTTCCGCGACAACGTCGTCGAGCATGTCGAGGGCGGCAGCGGCACGATCCCCACAGCGAATCTTGGCCTGGATGGTGAGCGCCTTGGCTACGTCGGCAGGGGTGCAATAGCCCAGCTCGATGAGAAGCGCGCCCAGGAGGTGTTCGTTGGTGCGCGACTGCACCCCCACAGCCTGCAAGAGCTGCTCGCGGGTCACCTTGTGCAGCCGCATGAGGATGTTCCCGACCGTGCTCTCGTCCTTGAAAGGGTCGACCACGGGGGGCGCTGAGATCACCTTGCGGAAGCGCATGCTAGTCCTCCTCGTGCTCGGTCGCGGCGGCGATGGCGGCGATAAGCTGCCGGTTGCTCTCGTTGCTCGTTTGCAACAAGGCAATCTGTTTTTCGGTGGTCTGCACAATGCGGTCGTTCAGGGCTTGGATCTGCTGCGCGTGAACGCGCTCCCGCAAGCGGGAGTCGAAGTAGAGGTGGCGAATGCTGAACCCAGCAAGGATGACCAGCCCCCAAGGCCCGCCTTTTTGAAGCAGCTCAAGCGCCGTCATCCAGCCCATCCCGCCCTCGTTCATGGTCCTGTCGTATCGCGTTTTGGTTCCGCACGCGACCTGCGACGTGTCACCTTTTCTGCTTCTCGCGGATCAACTCCTCGATCTTTTCCGGTGTGAGCCCTAGCGACGTCGCCTTGACCTTGGCCTTTGGCGCCTCGACGCTCTCCGTAGTGCCTGTGGGCTTGACCTCAATGACCGTGATTCTTTTCTCGTCCGGCATTACACACTCCCGATGTACCAGCGGTACAAAATACCCATGTGCCGTGTTGTTCCGCCCGGCACGGCCTCGACGATGGTGCGCATAAATAGGCCGGGCGCAATAGGCGCGACCGTGGGCATGATGATGTCCTCTTTCCAGAGCGCGCTCGTCGGCAGGCGGTAGTCTTTGACGTAGCGGACCAGCTCGATCGGCGTGCCGAGTGGGATCGAGTAGAGCGTGTGCAGGCCCATGACGTCGTTTTTGTCGACGACGGAGAACTGCGCCAGATCGCCACGCATGGAGCCCTCGCACCAAAACTGCCCGCCCTGTACAAGCAGTTGCTCTGTGACCTCAATGTCGAGAATCGCGGTGCTGTCGGCGTCACACGAAATAGCGTAGCCCGCCAAACGTGCCTGTGCGCTCGCGTGCAGAAAGCTCGGGGCGTAGATGGGCATGCCTTCTTCGTTCTTTGGGATGCCCATCTATGTCTCCACCGTGAATACGAAAATGATGTCGAAGGTGCCCGCCGTCGTGTTGGTGGCACATTTGATGTGATAGCCCTCACCTGCGCGGATCGTGGGCGGTTTCGTTTGCGGATCGTGTTTTTGGAACGCCGGTGTAAGGTTCTGGTGCGTGACTTGGAGTGCCTCCACGTCGAGCGCACCGGGACCCCACTCGTCGCTCGACCATTCCCAGCGTTGCTCGACAGTGACCACTTCACCTGCGACTGTCGACGAGGTGCGCACGGTCACCGCGGCTGGGAGCACGTCATCGGTATCTCTCGCCACAGCTGCGACTGACAAGCCCCCGCTGTGTCCTGTGATGCGTCGTAGCTCAAACAACGTCACCACGCCCGTAACGGCGCTTGTCTGGGAGTTGCGAATCCATATCTCACGCAGGCGCACAACCCGAGGAGAACCAGCGGCGAGGCACAACGACAACATGCTCTTGTTGTTGCCAAGCGGGGCGTCTTGAACGCCGACGGTAAACGTCGGTTGCTCATTGGGCTCGACGTATAAGCCGCCCGCGTGACCAAGCGCGCGCGGTAGAGCCTCCACCATGGGCACGAGCACAAGCTGGAGCCGGAGCACTCCCTGCGGTGTAGGGCCGTTCGTGTAGACAACCCGGCAGTACGTTGCCGTCGACTGTATTGTGCGCGAGAACCCGATGCCTGCGAGCACGGTGTAGTGATCGACGATGTCCCAGTTGGTGCCGTCCATCGACTGCTCGACGCACAGCCCTTTTGCAGCCGAATCTTGGTCCGTGAAGACGTTGATCTGGATGCCCATCGTCGAGATGCAGACCTCGGCGTTGCCAGTAAAAACACCCGCAGCGCCAAGAGGCGTCGTCGTCGAGTTGCCGAGGACGCTGTACGCTGTCTGCCCGACGCTAGCGCGCACGACGCTAGAAGCTGTGGTCGCATGCCCTGTGGTACTCGCGGTGCCACTTGTCCACGCACTCGCGCGGAGACGAGCCTTGGCGAACCCAGCGCACACAGCACGAAACTGCCCATTGGTTGTGGTCTGCGATACGGAGGTCTGCGCGTCGCCCGTGAGGTAGCCTGTGATCGAGAACCAATCGGTGCCGTTGATCGTGGCTTCAGCGACGAGGGTGCCTACCCACGTTCCCGTGATCTGCGTACTCACTACGCCGCATCCGCTAACGTCGATCTCCGCCGTTTGCCCGGCCCCGGTGATCGCCACCGTGACGATGCGATCTGCCGGCGGTTGCGCGGCGTAGTCGCTGGCCATGACGACGGGGGCGCTATTGGCGGCAGTCTTTTGTCCGAGCGTGTTCCAACGCGCAACGATGACGTCGTAGAGGTCTTTGAGCCGCCCAAGAACGGTATTCGCCGTCGGGCTCGCCTGCACTTCGCCAACGCGAGCCGTGAACGTAGCCTCGGCTACGCGCGTCCCCAGGGCGACGTCGAGGTTCGTGTTGTCGACAGTGAGGCTTCCGCCGTTGTCGTTGACGGCCACGCTGTTGTTGGGCGAGACGGCGACGACGAGTGCTTTGTCCGCTGCGACTGCTGCCGTCGACGCGGCTTTGACACTCGCAGCGTTCGCGCCGTCGCGGATGGTGACGTCGCCTTCGATGATGTTGAAGCCGCTCACGACAGCACCCACGCGATCGACTCGACCTGGCCGCCGCTGCGCGTGATCGTGCCGGTCAAGGTTTGCACGAGCGCGCCCCCGGCGTCGTACTGCTTCATGACGACGGTGTCGACCTGGCCGCCGCTGCGGGTGATAAGCGTCTCACGCACCTTCGTGATCTTCGTGTTGTCGGTCCACACGATGTCGCTTGTGACCTGCCCACCGCTGCGCGTGACCTCTTCGTAGCTCGTCTCGGCGACATCATGAACGAGCTGATCGAGTACGAGGTGGGTGCCCGCGCTGATTCCAGAACCGGCGCTGCGCGGATCGAAGGTTCCTGCGGCATCGCGGAACTGGAATACCGAGCCGTCGAAACGGAGACCACCGGCGCCAGACGGGGCGCCTGGGTTCGCTCCGAGGGTGATCTCCTCGTCCTCGCGAAGCGCCCCAGGAGCGTCTCTGTGCGGTGTTGCAGGCACTATCTGCCCCGCTTTCGGGCTTTCTTCATGGGAGCGTCCTCGGCCAGCCGGCGCGCTTTCATGGTCGGGGGTGGGCGCTGCCCGATGATACGAGCGTCGGCCTCCTGTGGGACATCGCCGGCGACCTCGCGTGCCACAAGCGCCTCTGCACGCGAGCGATCTTCGTCATGTTGTTTTTTGGTGAGCGCGACGGCGAGCTTCAAACCCGCCACCTGCCCAGCCGCCACCTTGTGCTCGTCCTCGGCCTGGCTGGCCACGGCGAGCGCGCGACGATGCGCGAGCGTGACAAGGTCCTTGCGTATTTTGGCGTCCGACAACAACAGCTTGCCCGCATCCACCTCGACGTCAATATCCGCGTGCAAAGTGAGCACCGCAGCGGCAGCGCGCTTCACCCATCCAGCACCCCCGCTTGCGGCGCGCTCGGCCTTCTCGGCGGCGTCGAGCGCGTCATCCAAGCGGGCGCCGAGGTCGTGTGCGGCGGCCGCGCGAATCAAAGCCTTTTCAGCACCCACGCCACGCTCCTATGTTCAGACCTTCTTCACGATCGCAAGGACGTCGCCAATCTTGAGCTTGAACTCAAAGCGCAGCACAGCCGGCGAGAGTGTAGCGGTTGGGTAGTAGTCATGGTTTGCCCCGCTGTTGGCCCCTGGGCGCAGCAACGAGCCATTCAAATATACATCATAATCGTTCAAGAATGAGCCACCACTCATATCGGGAAACGCGGCGTCGATGTTGGCATCGGCGAGCGACACATCCGTGTCCGCGTTCACGTTTGCAGTCACATTGTGATAGGTCTTCGTCTCGTTGCCCGTGGTGTACGCCGAGGTGATCGCTTGCATGAGCGACACTTCACCGAACGCAGTCTCGAAGGCGCTCCACTCGGCCGCGGTGTCCGAGAGCTTGAGCTGGCCCGCATACGTGGACGCACCCTTGTTGCCGTCGACGAATGCGAACTCTGCCGCCGCGGTCAAACCGAGGTCGCCGGCTGTGGACGCGACAACACCGTCGGTGACACCCACGGCGATGGGTCGCGTGCCGCCACTGCGGATGGTGGCGCCAGCATTGAAGTCGTTGACGATCGCGTTCACGTCAAAGGTGTCCACATCGGTGCCGATGCGCGCGATGGTTGCGCCGCCGCCGCTGCCTTCGATGACGGTCACGAGGTCGGCGTCGAGCGCGTCGCGAATGGACCACTCCACCGCCGCTGCTAGATCAAGATCGGCGTTCGTCGCCAGCTCGACGGGCGTCGCGCCTTGGTTGTTGTAGGCGTTCTGGCGCGTGACATCGACGCTAGCGGCTTGATCAACGAAGTTGCCATCTTGCGGGAGCCAAGCATCCTCGACGACGTTGTCGAACGCGAAGCGGGAGACATAGGCGTAGTTGATCGTCTTGCCGGCGATGTCGCCAACGGGGCAGGCGATGAGGTCGTCAAGGCCGGCGTTCATGATCACGAACGAGAGCTTCACGCGGTTTCCCGCCGAGGTGTCGTTGAACGCGGCGCCGTCGACACCCGTGCTTTCGTACTGGAGCAGGGCGAAGATGTCTTTGCCGCTTGATTGCAGCTTTTGGCCTGTCGTGGCGTCGCGCACGACGCAGAGATTCTTTGGCGAGATGGCGTTCTGTCCCGCGACCTCGATCAACTCATGCACGTCGAACCCAGCCCCATTGAGTGCCGATTGCGCGACGACGGCGCCCACTTGCGAACCGGCCACCGCAGCAACTTGCGTGGGCGCTTCACTGCTGGCGACGACGAGGATCTCCCAGTTTTGGGCCGCGGTGACGCCGACGTCGGTAAGCACCTGCACGCGCCGGAGCTGCTTCTTGCCCTCGATGTCGGTGAGATCGGTGGAGAGGGTAGCGAGGCTGCGCCCAGAGAGCGCGGTGTACCAGTTGGCTTCCCCGAGAGCGCGCTTCATCTGTGAGCGCAGCGCATTCAAGTCGTCTTCGATGGACACGGCGCCAGATTGCAGTGCGACGCCCGCGGCGACCGTGTCGTCGTACGTGAACGATGGTCGGATTTGCGATTCTTGTCGGATGAAAGTGCGGGCCATGGGCGCTCCTATGCTTTGACGTAGTCCGCGAACACTTTATCGCCAGCCCGCGGCGCAAGCACGACTGTCACGGTGTCAAAGCCGGTGCCGGGACCGCCGCTCTCTGAGACGCTGTAATCGTCAAGGAGGACAAGGCGCTGGCCGTTCAGGAAGGCTTGGATTGAAAGCCCTGGAGGCGTCTGCACGAACTTCTCGGGGGTGGTGAATACGACATTGACGCCGTTCACCGCCCCCGAGAGCGTGACACCGATGCGGAAGTCATCCGCTGGGACCGAACGCCGCCGAAGGAGCGGCATAGCGCACCTCCGTTACGGTGCGCGCTCAGATCGCGAGCCCGAGCATCGCCTTGAATGCACACGTCCCGCCGTTGCCCGCCAACCACAGCTCGTGAAAGTCGAACATGCCCTCGAGATAGGTGCCCGTCGCGATCTCGTAGTAGTCGAGCCAGCGCGCCGAATCGAGACCGGGCGGCTCTTGCGGGAACACACGCAACGGCACACCGCCGGTGTTGTCGATGCGCACCCACACCGTCTTGCCGGGGTTGCTGAAAAAGTTGAACGCCTGTTTGGCATTCACATCCGCGGGCGATGCGAAGGCGGGCGCGGTCCCGTAGAGCGGGCGGGGCGCACCGGAGCGAATCAACATTTCAGCCGCCAGCGGCGAGGATGGCCGCGTTGATCTTGGTGCGGATCTCGTTCAGGAGCGTGACCACGACGTTGAACTCCGCTTGCGTGGGCGGGTCTCCGGCGGCGGCGACGGCGACGGCCGAGGTGATCGGGCCGAGCGCGTAGAGGGCGGCGCCGAGCTTGGCCGGCGTGATGCCGTCAGTGCGGCCGATGCCGGGAAAGTGCTCGCCGAGAGAGTCGAGCTTGTTGGCTTGGTCTTGGGAAAGGTTGGGCATGATTGTCTCCGCTGGGGGTGAGTATCACGGGGCGCGTGCGGGCGTTCAAGCCTTCATCGCGTCGTAGCCGGCCTCGATGGCATCCAGCAGTGCGTTTCGCGAGCTGCGCGGGCTGTAGAGGCTGGGATGGATGTGCCCAGCGACCTTCAAGCGGTCACAGAGCGCAAAGAGGTCGGCCTTGGACATGGATTCATCCGCGACCGGCCAGGGCTCCTCGGCGGGCTCCTGCTTCAAGACCTGGGCGGTCTCTTCGACGGAGAGCACGTTGCCTGCCTTGTCCGAGAGGATGGGTTGCGGTGGGCCGCTCGGCTTCTTGAACGGCGTCTTGACGGTGGCATCCGCCCACTTGTCTGCGTTCTGGAGCAAGAGCGCGGCAACGTCCTCGTCGACGTCGAGCAAGCCGTCGGCTTTGCTGATCTCAAGGAGCTTGCCGCCGACAAAGACCTTCTCGCCCCATTCGTGCCGCAGTTTGCAGATCAACTTTTTCGCCATTGCGTGCTCCTGAAAAGGAAAGGCCGCCCTTGGAGCATCCCGAGGGCGGCCCATCCTAACCGGGGTCAGGCCCCGGCGCTACCCATCTCAGATGGACAGGGACTTGGTGCTGTCCGCGCGGCCCACGTTCTTGAACAGGACGTTCTTGTTGGGGCTGTGCAGCGTGAGCGTGAGGTACAAGACCTGTGCCCAGCGCGTGGACGTGTCGATCGTCGCGAGCGGAATGCGCGTGAACGGCGCAAGCTGCTTGACGACGAGGTTCTGTCGGTTTCCCTGGATCAAAGCCGCCTTGGTCGAGCCGGGGATGTCGCCGTTCAAGTCGCCGAACGAGGTCACCGCGCCCGTGCGCTTGACCTGAATCATCTCGACGGCCTCTGCGAGCAACCCGTTCTTTGGTGAGCGGTAGACGACGTAGCACGATGCCAACGGCGAACCGTCGGAGATCGTGAACGACACCTTCTGTCCCGCCGCGACCGTGATCGCCGCGCCAGCATTGACGGCGACGGGCGCCGAGATGCCGTAGCGGTTACGAGCCGCGACGTAGTAGCGGTAGTCGCCCGCGTCCGCCGAAGCGAACAGGGAGACCTCGCCGCCACCGGGCGCGCCAGCGGTGCCTGCGCCGAGCACGGGCACGCCGGGGCGCTTGGAGACGTCGCCAATGCCAGCCGCGACCGGAATGCGACCTGGCTCGATGAACACGTCCGGGTTGAACCGGATGGGTCCTGCCTGCGTGCGCATGCCGGAGACCTGAAAGCCTGCCATCCCGTCGGCCGCGGGCGTCGGGAGCGCCGCTCGCTGCGTGGGGTAGAACAGCTTGGCAAAGTCACTGTATACGCCGTCGCTCATCCACAAATCGGTTGGGATACCGAAGTTGGGCGCCGCTCGGACGATGTGCGCCGCTTCCTCGACGACGTCTTGGTTCAGCGGCTTGCCTCGCATGTCGATGACGTTCGCGCTGTTCGCGTTCGCCTGAATCTGCGGGAACAAACCATCGAACTCGGACGAGACAAGGTTCGAGTCGGCGTAGAACAGCGCCTTCTCGACCTGGCGGAGCAACCACATGGTGCCGTTGGTCGTCTCCTGCGCGACGACGCTGCCGATGTGCGTGCGCACCGTCTGCATTACGTGCGTGACCCGACGGGTGACGCCCATGTATTTGACGATGTTGAACTCACGGCTGTAGGTCGCGTCGTCCTCGGCGGGCAGCTCACCTTCTTCGATGAAGGCAGCAACGCCGTTGCCGTACTCGCGCAGTCGCGAATACTCCTCGACGGTGTTGTACGCCGCGGTCTTGTCGATGGCCTTCCAGAAGGCGATCGACTCCTCCGTGTACGTGACCACCTTCAAGGTGTTGTCGAGCGACTCCGGCTTCAGCGTGAAACCGTCGCCGGCGACGACGGAACCCGGAGCGTTGCGCTCCTGGCCCGAGCGAAGTGCCTTCTGCAAGTTGACAAGGTCTTCTGCGGACGCCGACCCGAAACCGTCCACGTTCTCGTAGTCGGCGGCGCTCACAAGTGAACCCATCATTTCTTTCTCTCCTGGTTAGATGTCGAGCGGGATGCGCCGACGGAATCAGAGCCCGAGTCGCGTGGGATCGATCCCGCGCTTCTTGGCGACCGCGAGCATCGCCTGCTTGCCGACCATGCCGGTCGACTCGTACATGGAGATGGCGTGCGTCCAGTCGACGCCCGACTCCTTGTCGCTCTTGAACAGATCGAACATGGTGTCGAGGATCTGTGGGCGTGACAGGACGGAGGCGCCGCCGCCCTCGCTCTTGTTCATGGTGTCGTTGACTTTGCGACCGACGGCAGAGATGCCTTTTGCGGCAACGGCTTGCGGCGCGCTGCGCGGGGCGGTCTCGCTCTTGGCGAGCTGCGCCTTCAGGGCACGGATCTCACCGGCCTGGGATGCGAGGACGCGCGCGAAGGCGCGGTTGAACTCGCCCAGCTCGGCGAAGCTCTTGCGAATCTCAATGCGGTTGGCGTCGAGGCTTTCACCTAGCTTGTTGCCGAGCGCGTCGAGGAACTCCGACACCTCGAAACCTTGCTCAACTTTGGGATCTTCCACGAGTGTCTCCTTGGTGCTCTTTTCGAGTGAGTCGTCGTCGCTGGCGAGGGTCGCCAACTCTTCTTTTTCCGACTTGGTGAGCGCCTCGCCCTTTGCGAGCTTGGCGGCGAGGGTGGTTTGACGGAGGGACACCCCGTTGGCCTGCGCCTTCACGAGGGAGTCCATTTCGTCGAGGGCTTTGAGGAGGTCGATCTCGTCAATGCCGCCCTTCTCGGCGCCCTCGTCGTCTTCGTCCTCATCCTCGTCGTCTTCGTCTTCGTCCTCATCCTCGTCGTCTTCGTCGTCTTCGCCGGAGGCATCGGCGCCCTGGTCTTGGTCAGGCATGGCCTTCTCGACTTCCTCGAGCGGCGCGGTATCAACGACGGGCTTCTGCTTTGCCATGGTCTCTGCTCCTTCAGGCCGCCTTGGCGGCGCGAGATACGGCGAACGCAAGAATGCGGACGGCCGTGGTTTTGTCGACGTCTGGATAGCGACGCTTGATCAAGATGAGGGCTTCGCTCTTGCCGAGCTTCTTTTTCTTCTTCGATCGACGAGCTTTGTAGCCCTCGATGGATTCCGGCATGACAACACGCCCAGCGCCCGCGCCGGTGAGCGGCACGCCGGCCGGTACTGCACCTGGGTCGGAGCCACCTGCCGGAGGACCGACGGCGAGCGCCTTGTTCATCGCGTCTAGGCTCTTGCTCAACACCTCGAGCGCGGTGTCGGGGTTCACAGGGCAGTTGGTTACCGCCACGTTTTTGACGACGGCAGAAGCGATGATCGGGGTGCCCCCCTTGTTCAACCGCTGAGTGACCTTGCCTTCGATCGAGAACCCAAGTCGGCGTGAAGTACGCTGGAGCGAGCGTGCCAGCCCCCAAACACGGTCGGCGGGAGGGTGTCCTTTGAGTAAGTAGCCCTCGACAAACCACCCGGATTTGTCAGCGGTGCGCCCGTTTGGGAGCGTCTCGCCCTTCTCGATGAGCTTGGCGGTCTCGGGGAAGCCGATAATGTCCGCCGTTGCGCGGGAATGGTTGTCGTTGAACCAGCCGTCGCGGAGAAAGGGGGTGAAGTCCAAGCCGGACTGCAAGACCTTCTCACCCTGCTTGTCGAGCTTGGCGGTCGTGACGAAGCCGGCGATGCGGCGTTCCTTCTCCGGCTCGCCGGCCTTCTCGAAAGGCTCAATCTCGACGTCAAAGGAGAAGTCTTGCTCGATCACGACAATCCCACCCCGAAAAACGAAAATGGGCGCCACCGCGTTGTGCAGTAGCGCCCACCTCTTGTGCCACATGTGCGGCTAGGCCCTTGGGTGAGGGCAGACTAGGGGCGAGGTTGGATCTTGGTCAAGAACGCCGCAGAACGAGCCGTGTGGGCTCGTGGGCGGGGATGGCGCTTTTGGCGAGGGTTACAGGGACCGGAATCTCAGCGTGGCACCTGGGGCACGAGGTGAGGCACGTCTCGCCCAGGGCGTCGAATACGAGAATGGGCACGCGCACCTTGAGCTTGTCGCCGCTCTTTTGCAGGAGGTTGTGCGCGCACTCGGGACACCGCATTACCCATCATCGTCTGATTCCCCGAGCATGCGCAAAGCGTCGTGGAGCGGGGGAATGGCGCGGCGGCGTTCCATCTCTTGCTCGGCGCGCGCATGGTTTCGCTTGGAGCCCGCGCGGGCGCCCTCGCGGAGGTCGCGCAGCGTTTGCGGCACGTAGCCCTCGGTGGTGGGCGGCTCGCGCTCGACGCGCACGAACAGCGGGCGAAACCGATCTGCGCCCGCCTTGAAACGCTCGCGTGCGTCGGCTTCCTTTTGCTTGTCCTTTTTGCGCTTGTCCTTCTTCGCTTTGAGGGTGAGGCGGATGCTGTCCGCGGCCTGCATGTTGGACGGCGGGCGCTGTTTCTTGGGGGCGTCTTGGTTGCCGAGCCAAGACATCATGGTCAGGCGCGTGGGGTTGTTCGCGAGCGCCTGTAAGGCGTCAGGATCGCTTTTCTGCGCATCGGGGTAGGTACGGGGCACCTCGAGCGCGCGAGCGTCTTGGCGGGTGCCCTGGAGCCGCTCGACGAACTCCTCGAATGGGAACACGGTAACGCCGCCCAGGAAGCGGGGGTCGCTGTAGTGGGTGAGATACGCCGCGACGGCCTCTGACTGGCTTGGGAAGCCCAGCATGACCTTGTCCTCGTCCTCGTCGGCGAAGGCGCCGTTGGGGCCGCGTTTTTTCATTTGGTGGACGACGTAGACGTTCTCGGCGTTCTCGTTGGGACCGACGTAGACGTCCACCTTGTCGCCGTCGAGCCCTTCGGTGCGATGAATCTCCCCGTACGGGAACTGCATTTCCGTTTCGCCGTGCTCGCCGGTGTGCTCGTCGAACCATTGGCGCGTGGAGCCGGCGGGGTTCTCGACGTGGATGTGGAGCCCACGGAAGCGGATGTCGGCCTTGAACAGCGAGAGCTGTCCCTGCGGGGGAGGTGGCGCCGAGGCGGTGAGCTTGGTGGCGGGATCGGGGATGGGGTGTGCGGCGGGGGTCTCCTGGCGTCCGTACACCGCGTTGTGCGCCGCGTGCCACTCGGGGCCGAGGGCGGCGACGCGCTTCTCGAACGCCGTGAGGGCGCGCTTGATGGCGGCGTCGTCGCGCCCATATTTCCGCTTGTGCTCGCGCGGGTCCATGCCCTCGGTCGCGCCCCCACCTACGCGGCGCGCGGTGGCCTTCCCGGCGACGTAGGACAAGAACACTTTGACGCCCGATGCGAGAGTGACCGTCTCCTCGGCGCCGGAACCGTCTGTGTGGCTCTTGAAGTCGCCGGGGGCGGGTTGTGTTGGTGGGGACTGTGCCGGAGCCGGAGCCGGAGGTGGTGCCGCGACCGCTTCCAGCGTGCGCGTGGCGTCCGCGATGGGTGTGGTGGGTGCCGCGGAAGGCGTGCTCGGCGGGGGCTCCACGGCCTTGCCTTGGATCTTCGCCAGTACGTCTGCCATCGCGAGGGGCTTTTCCATCCACTCGCGCTCGGCGGGCGAGATTTGCTTGCCCTGATTGATCTTCGCGGCGAGGTCGTACTTACGACGGAGAATCGCCGTCACGTTCTCGTCGAACTTGTTGTCCTCCGCAACGACCCAGTAGATGTTGACGGCGTTTTGCTGGCCGATGCGGTGTGCTCGGTCTTCGGCTTGGCCGATGTCGGCAGCGGTCCACGGGAGGTCGTTGAACACGACCTTGTCGGCGGCGGTGAGCGTGGCGCCGACGGCCAGCGACGGGCGCGTCGAAACGAACACGCGCTTGGGCGAGCCCTCCCGCATGAACTCGGCCTTGGCGGCTTCGCGCACGTCGTCGGATTGCTGGCCGTAGTGCAGGATGGCCTCGTCACCCAGCTCGGCGACAATGGCTTTCGCGGCGGCGACCGACTCAGAGAACACAAGCACCTTGCTGTCGGAGCTGCCAAGGATCTCCTTCACCATCTCGACGGTGGCGGGAGCCTTCGCGAGTGCGAGCTGGCCTCGGATGCGGCTGTATTCGCCGACCGAGGTCGACGGCGCACCGCGACCGCCCGCGCCGTACTCGCCGACCGCTTCTGCGTAGAGGTCGGCGTCGTTCTCCTCATCGCGACGCGACTCCCGGAAGTCTTCGGCCGCTTTCGCGTATGCGGCCTTCTGGCGCTCGGTCGCTCCGGGCGGTGGCGGCTTGGGCTCTCGCACCTCGCCGATATCGGGGGCACCTGGCGCGTAGAGTGTGCTGATCGTGGTCTGCTTCGGCGGAAGGTCTTTCAGCACCTCAGCCTTCGTGCGCGCGAGGTAGTGGGGGCGCATCTTGTTCCACGCCGCCCCGTGCGTCGCCCCCTTCAACTCTTTCGCCGAGCCCCACAGGCCCGGCACGACCATCTCGAGCTGCGTGAACAGCTCATCCTTGCGGTTCTTGACGGCGGTGCCGGACATGAGGATGTGGTGCTGCGTGATCTTTGCTACACTTTGAATCGCCTTAGTAGTTTTGGCTTTGGGGTTTTTCGCACGGTGACTGTTGTGGACTAGGACGCCACCGACGGAGAAGGATGGGTGCCCAGCCACCTTGAGATCGTAGTAGTGACCCGCTTCGTTTCCTGGGTAACTTCCCGATTGGTGAACCGTAACGTCGCCCACCCTAACTCCCGCAACTTCTCCTCTTTCTTGAAATCCTGGCCTTTCCGAGACAAGTGCGAGAAGCCATCCACTTCGACGCTGAGCTTCCGATCTACCAATGCGAGGTCGGCTTTGTAGTTGGTGGGATAGCCGGGCTGTCGCCGACCAAGGCTGATCGCGTGATTCCACTTCCACGGAGGGCCGAGCGCCTCGAGTAGCGTTCGCTCGGCTTCTGTCGGTCCCGTACCGTTGCCTCTGCGCACCGTCGGCTTCCAACCCATCGCCTTGAGCGACGCCGACGCCTTGGCGCGCGTCTCTGCACTGCGCATCGGGTTGTTCGCCCTCATCCGCGCCGAGCACGCCGGGCTCTTCTTCCCAATATTCGCCGCCCGCAGAGCAGCCTTCCCTTCCGGCGTCATCAGGCTCTTCGCGTAGCCCGGACGGCTCATCCTCCACTTCGCTGAACAGGAGGTCCCGCAGAAACGATTCTTGCTCCGAGGCGGCGTGAAGGTCTTCCCGCAAAAGGCGCATGGCTTCTGTGTGGCTGACAAGCGTGTCTCCGGGCTTGAGGTCTTCGGCGTAGATCCAACCTCTCCCGGTGAAGAACGGATGGTGCGCCGAGCACGTCACAGACGTGCTGCCGTACCTTAGCTCGATGCGATTGGCAAAACCAGACCGCCGAAACGCGCCTAGAACTGGAGCCGGACCGAGAGCCGATAGGACAATGTCGCCGACTTGAATCTGATCGATACGACGAGGGCCGGTCGGCGTGTCAACGAGCGTCTCAGGACCGAAGCATTCGTCGACAATCAGTGTATCAAAGCCCGCCGCTTTGAGATAGGGCATGAACTTCTCGAGGCTTTCGTAGTTGACCGTCACGAGATTCTTGCCCGAGAGGTCCATCAGGCCCTTCTCGCCGCCCGCGTGCATCGCCGCGAGGAACGCGGCAGGGTCATCGATCGACGCAAGGTCGGTGCCCTTCTTGCCTTTGCCCGTAAGCAGATCCTTGGACCGAAGCTCCTTCGCATCGAAGTGCCCTGGGAAGAACTTGTGGGCTTCTTGAATCCAAGTGCGGCGCACAACCTTCGGCACGACGACGATCGCCTTCTTGTTGTTCTTGGCGACCCACGCAAGCGCCTGAAGCGTTTTGCCAAGCCCCATTTCGTCGCCGACGATGGCGTTGCCGTCGTTGCCGTCGAGGAAGCGCACCATCGCGTTCTGGTACGGCTTGAGCGCAAAGCCTGGCGCGAGCTTGGCTTGCACCTCGGGAATCGGGGCCTCGGCGGCGGCTTTGTCGCGCGCGGCTTTGTCGGCGGCGTCTTTGATCTTGGGATCGAGCACGAACGTGAAGTGCGGGAGTGCGGCGCGGAGCTTCTCGAGCGCCTCCTCCATGAGCGCGTGCGAGAACGTGGAGCGGCTCCAGGTGCGGGGATCCGCTTCGATGATGCCGGTGAGCTTGCCGGTTTTGTTCGACATGATCTCGTTGAAGTCGCGTGAGAATGTCGAATAGAACACAAAGCGGCCGTCGTCCTCCTGCACAAGCGCGATCGTGTCGCGGGCGCGCTTGTTCACGATGGCCGAAGCGACTTCGTACACGTCGACGGGCCGTGGGGGCGTCGGCGGTTGTGCGACGGGCGTGGCAACGGGGGCCTGCTCCACGATCTCCGGCTTCTCGGGGATGTGGATCTTGATCCCACGCTTCTCGAGCGCCGCGACGTAGGCGCTTGGATCTTGCGCCACGGGGTGTGTCGGTGGGACCGTCTCGCGCGCGGCGGCACCGCGCTCCCCGTTCCAGCGGAACCCGTGCGTGCGGTGAATGTCCTTGAACGCGGCGAACTTGTCGCCGAGGTACTGCGCCGTGCGGATGTGCAAGCCCCCGTTGGACGTCCACTGGCCGACGAGGTCGGCGTCCGCAGTTGCCGGCGGCGGGTCCGCGAGGCCCACGCGGATGAACGCCTCGAGCCCGTAGTGCCCGACGAGCTGCCGGCGGTACTTGCGCAGCATCCGGCGCATGCGCTCGACGTCTCCGCGGGCGCTTCCCCACGACTGATAGTCGAGCTTGTTGAAGCCAATGTCGTTCTGCTCGCGGACCTCGTCGACGGAATGCAACGCGTCGCCCATGCGCTCGAGGAGAGCGACCGCTTCCGGGTCCGCGTGACGCTCCTTGAACTCGTGGTGCGCCTGCTTGTCCTCGACGACCTCCCACTCGCCCTTCGCGTTCTTGCGGTGGAGCTTGCCGTCGGCCCATTGGTGGACGGTGCCGGCGACAGCGGCTTCCGCTTTCGCGATGGCGTCCTCGACATACAGGCGGATGGGGCTGTCGGCAGAGTCACTCATACGGGGCCTCCGCGTCGGAAACCCTAACGAGCTTGGACCTATAGTCTCAAGCGTGAGACGTCCAGTCATGGGGTAGCCTTCCACAGTAGGAGCTTGGGCGGTTCCGTCCAGCGTTTGCGGCGAGGGCTCTTGGGGACATCTTCGGCGGTCGCGGACGCCGGTGGGTGGAATGTGCCTATGGGCTCGCCGACTTTGAGCCCGGTGCTGTGGCCGGCGCGCTTGCGCCCGGCTTGGACCGATTGCCCTTTGGGGAGCATGCGGGCGCCGCGGCCTTCGCTCTTGGCGGTCTCTGCTTCGTCCTCGCTCTCGGCGGGGGCTTCTGGTACTAGCTCACCATTGAGCCAGCGTAACCCCTTGGAAACGCTCACCATTTCGCAGGCACACCAAGGATGAACTCCCTCAACCGTGGCGCGCAGGTTCTTGCCCTTGCGCCCGACATTGGAGCCGTGGGCACGCAGCTCGCCGATCGTGAAGATGCGTGGGTTGCCGTTGGCGTCCAGGTACGCGGCTCGGCACGCGCTACAGGCCCCTGGGGAAGGGATCTTGCTCACGCCCGCCCCGGAGCCGCCCCGTTTCTCGATCGTGGCTGCAATGCCTTCCTGCATCGCGTTGTTGACCTCCGTGGTGGCGATGCGCTGCCAGTCGCGAGTCCAGTTGCCCATGGAGTGCCCGAGGTCGCTCTTGAGCTGCTCGATGGTTTCGCGTTTGGCGATGGCGGCGGCGGTCTTGTCGCGGATGATCTCTACCATCCGCTCCGGCGTGAGGTTGGCCTCGGCGCCGGTGACCTCGGCCATGACCTGCCCGGCGACGCGCGCGCCGAGCCCGACCACGTACTGCCCCGCGTGCTTCTGCGCCATGTCGACCGAGGCGCGCTCTTGCTCTGACAGGGCGAGCGGGAGCTTGTTCTCCGCAACGAGCTGGGCGACCTCGGCGACGGTCTTGGTGGCGAGCTTGGGGTCACGCAGGATGGCCAAGAGCTGCCCATAGGCGAAGGGGTCTCGGATCAAGTCCTCGGAGGAGGGCACCTTGATGCCGGCGGCTTGGAGGTCTTTCAGGAGATCGGGCGGGAGCGAGCGTGCGCCGAATACGGCGAGGGCGATGGCGGCGTGGTGGCGGGCAATGGTCGCGCGCACCCGTTCGAGTTGTTCCGCCGACCACAAGGGCATTTGGCGCGCTCCCAGCCGCTTTGTGGGCTACTCGGCGAGGATCTTCGCGATGTCGTCCACCATGCGGCCCAGCATGGTCTCGTACAGGGCCGCGCTTCGATCGACGAGGGTTTGTGGCATGCGATGGCGCAGGCGCTTGGGCTCGCGCTCAGCCTTCTCGATCGCGCCGTGGTCGCCATGCCCATGGACGTCGACGCCGAGATGGCACGCAACGGCGGCAACGAGCTTCGCCCGCACACCGAGGTTGCCCTCAGTGCCGGGCGGCAGTTCGATCGTGACGCGCGCCTGCATGGCGCCTGGCTACGCGTACCGCTTGGCGATACGCGCTTCCACCGAGAGGTCAGCAACGGCGGTGGCCACCGTGCCGGTCTCGACGGTAATGACGTCGCCCGCGACGATGCTCGCGACGGCGTCTGAGAGCGGGAGCGCGATCTTGACGGTCCCGTCGGCGTCCGCGTTGTCGATGGACGCGACCGCGGCAAGAATCGAACTTCCGTTCTTCTTGACGTCGATCACGGTCGCCGATGCCGAGCCGCAATCGCGAGCGCGCACGACGACCTCCCTGAAGGCCAGCGGGCCACGAGCGACCATGGCGAACAGGATGTCGCTGGCCGACGGCGCCGTCTTCTCGTGCAACATGATGCTCTCCGAGAAGTCTTCGGCGCCTTGCACAGAATCAGCGTGCTCGGCGGGGGTGAGGGTGGTTTTCAGGGCCATGTCTGCGTCTCCTTTGTGACGTGTGTGTTCTGCGATCCAGCCGCTACACGCCCGCCACGGCATATAGCACGAGCGCATCGGCTGCGCCGGGGTTCGAGAGCAAGACCTGGGTCGCGGCGCCTTCGAGGTGAAACACCCCGCGGCCACCCGGTCCCTTTTTCAGTTGGATCACCTGGGATCCGCCATTGAGCTTCAAGGTGAGGTCTTGGTCGAAGAGGATGAACAGGAACCCGGCCGTTGTGACGCCGCCAAACGGGAGCGCGATGTCGACGGCCGCGGCGGCCACTTTCAGGGCGCCGTCATTCTCCTCGGCGACCACGGCGGCGGTGTCTTCCACGCGCGCGAACGTGTTGTCGAACAGCTTTTCGGCGCCGGCCGCGTCGTTCGTCACGAGAAGTTGGATCGACCGCAGGAGCTTCACACGTCCACCAAGATCGTCATGGCCCGCGCCTGTTGCGGGGAGAGCCCAAACGACTTCTGAACGCCATCGTCCTCGGCGCCTGGTTCTTGGTCAACCTCCCGATCCGCGGCGCCCGCGTTGCCCTCTGAGTCGTCCTGGGAGCCGTCTTCACTGTCACCGAGCTGGCCTTGGTCCATATTGGGCGAGCCGGGGATGCCCATGCCCATCCCGCCCGCGCCCTGTTGGGCGGCTTGCTCGCGAGCTTGTGCCCATTGAATCCACGTCGGATTCAGGATGACGTCGCCCTGATCTTTGGGAAGCGGTTGCAGGCCCCGCTCTTTGCGCGCCTCGTTCACGGTCTTGACCGAGGAGACTTCTTTGGCTTGCAGCTCGATCAACGCTTCCGCATCGCGGGCGTTGATACCTGCGAACTCGAGCTTGAACCGGTCATCCAAGTGTCGAACGACCTTGTCGTTCATCTGCTCTACGAAGAACTTGGCCAGCGGAACGAGGCCCTTGTCGCGTGAGTATTTGAGCTTCGATTCCTGCGAGCCCTCACTCATGGAGGACGATTGCCCGGTGTTGCCGAACTGAAAGCCGATCTCCTCGGGGGCGATTTGGTAGACGGCGCAACTGACTTTCAGGAGCCAATCAATCCATCCTGAAAACTCCATGTCCCGGTTGCTCTGCTGCATGTTGATCCATTGAACGTCCTCAGCGTTCAACACGGGAGTGCGAAAAGCGTTCTGCACGCCGGTGATCATCGAGTACCAGTTACGCCGAAATGCAATCAGCTCCTTCTCGGGCACCGCGCCTTTGAAGTTGAGAAGGCCCTTGGCCACGCTGCCCTGCGTGAAAAACTTGGCGTTGTAGTCGACGCCCCATAGCATCGCGGTAACGATCGTAATGAGCGTTTCTAGCTCGCTCTGCCCATAGCCGCTGTAGCGGATGTCGCTGCGGGGGTTGCGCACGCCGAAGATGAGGTCTTCCTCGGTGAACTCGGCGATGATCGTGTTGTCGTAGACCTGCACGTATTGGATCGAGTCGTCGATGTAATCGACCTCGTCAAGAGTGTCAGAAATACGAATGGTGCTGGCGTCGAGCGCGCGCCAGTAAGCGGGGTATTCGCCGTCCTTTGACTGTATGATTTCAGCGCAAAACTGATCGTAGACCATGCTGTCGTAGACGCTCTTGCGGATGAAAGCGCCAAAGCGGTCGCGCTTGATCTTCAGCTCGGGATGCCCGCAGGAGACAATCCAGCGCGAGATTTCGTCGGCGCGTTTTTGGAGCTTGGCGGACATCTCGGCGCGGCGGTCTTTCAAGACCACCTTGAACCCCACACCGTGCTCGTCGGGTTGTGGGTCGGCGAAGGCCGCCATTTGGTTCAGACGGGTCTGAACGATCGCCATGATGGGCGTGCATCGGCGGGCCATCTCGTTGAGCGTGCGGAACGTGATGGCGGTGGGGCGCTCGCGAAAGCCCATTTGGTCGAGGGCGGTGAAGGGGTCGTAAAGCAGGCCCTTGGGGTCTTGGGCGATGTTCTGGGAGAGCTTGGCGCGCTTGTCTCCGTCGGCCTCTGCGGACTTGGCGAGCTGGCCGAGGATGGTGGGGCCGAGGTGTCGATGTACCTCGGCGTCCACGAGGCGCCCCACTAGCTCGCCGGTGGCGTCGTGAATGGCTTGTGGCAGGCGGGATTCAAAGCTCTTGGCGATGAGAGCTTGGATCTCCTCAGGCTTGGCCAACTCCTTCACGCGGTACCTCAGTCGTCAGAGCGCGCAGCGTACAGCACGACGGCGGATGCGGGCCGGCGAATCGTCGCCCGTGTCACCAAAGGGGGTGCGGGCGCATCGACGCTCACGAAGCGTTCTGTGGAGCGGAGAGTAGGTCGCGCGGTGGCGTCGTGGGCTGTGCGGTCGATGGCGAGGGCGTCCCAGACACCAGACTTGGGCGGTGGGCCGGCTTGGCGGTCGTGTCCGACGTAGGTCACCGGGGCTTGGATCGGAGCCTCACTCTTCACCACGACGCCCGGTTTCTTGGCGGCCTTCTTGGGAGTCGGGGCAGCCTTGTGCATCTGCGCGCCGCAGCCTTTGCAGAGGTCGTCGCCGGCCTTGCACGCCTTGCCGTACGAGGGGCAGGACGGCGCGGCGGCCTTCAAGAGATCGAGCGCCTCTGCGTGCGCGGATTTGCCCATCGTGTTGACCAGTGCTTGGCGCGCATCGCGGTGTGAAACTGCGGCGTGTATACCCTTCGCATCTCCATTGGCATGAGCGAGCAATGCCTCGACCACCGATTCCGGCGCTGTGCCCTCTAGGTCACGCCACAACGATCCGGTGGTCCACGGTCCCTCGCGCATACGCGCGGTCGCCGTATCGAGCGCCGCTAGCTCGGCCGTGTCGTTCTCAGCTCGCGCCGTCGCGCGGAAGGTATCGAGGGCCCGCACCGTCGCCGCGCGGAGACGCTCAGCGCGCTGCAAGATCACCGCCGAACGTCCATAGCGATCGTCTACAGACTGTAGGGGGGACAGGGTACCGGCTACCTTGGATTCCTGCGGGGCTGGGGGTGTCGTAATCTGCTCCGCGGCGGCCTGTGCTGCCGCCCTGCTCTCATGTTCGACCGCGCGATCAGCAAACGGCTGCGAATGCTTCATGCCCCCGGTCGAGCCCGCGGCTTCCGGGTGGTTGAACGCCTTTTCCGCCTTGCGGTGCTCCTTCGCTGCCGCCGCGTGGTCCGCCGGTGCGCCGCTCGCGTTCGCCTTCACCGACGCCGACATCGCGATCTTCGCCTGCTCGTGCGCGGCGCCCCGATGGTGCTCGCCAGCGGCGAGGTCATGCTTCGTCGCCGCCGCCGCATGCTTCTTCGCCAACCGCTTGTCCCCGGCGTCGGTTGCGTGAAGGGCGGCCGTCTGGTGCGTATTGCGGGCGTCTTCGTGGGCGTAGGCCGCATCTTTGTGCGCGGCATGCGGGTCCATCGTCGGCGTAATGCCCTCGCCTGCTTGGCGGTTGGACGTCGCCACGGCGGTGTGTGCGTAGTCGTCGGCGTAGGCGGCGCCCCCCGATTTTGAATCAGCGGCGATGCCATATGCCTTCGCCTTCTGCTTTGCGACCTTCGCTTTGTTCTCCTCGATCTTCGCAGCGAGCGAGCCCTTCGCCGGCGAGCCGTCCGGGTTCGTGTTGGGCTTGAGCTTCATCTTCTTGCGCGAGGCGTTGTACGCAAGGTGCGCGTCAAGGGCCTCCTGCGACGCGGATTTCCCCTTCGGGGCGTCCTGCGCGTCGGGCTTCCCTGCGGAGCGCATGTGATTATGGGCCTCTGCCACTCCCCGGTGTTCCTGCGCGCCGTTGAGCGCCGCTGTACGGTCGTGGGGAGTGACGCCAGGCTGCTTGGCGATGGCCTCGTGGGTCATCTCGGCGTCTTTGTGCGCGGCGAACGCCTTGGTGTGATCGGCGGCGCTACCGGACGCCGACGCAGTCGCGGACGCCGCGTGCGCTGCCTCTCGCTGCGTGCGGGCGCGGTCTTTCAGCTCGGCGGTGAACGCCGCCTGGCCCTGCGCCCTCTTGACCATGTCTTCGTTCGCATAGCCGGTGTGCTTGTTCGCTTTCTTCTCGTGAAGCTCGGCGGCGCCGGGAAGGCTCGCCTCGCGCGCGCGGGATGCGGCTTCCTCGTGGGCCTTGGCGGCGTCTTGGTGCTCTTGGGTCGCGGAGCCCGTCTTGCCCGCCTCGCTCGCGTGCGCGTAGGCGCTCGCTTGCTGCGCCTTCTGCGCCAGCTCCGCATAGGCGTGCTTGGCGATCGCCGTCTTTCCGGCCGATTCATGCGCCAGCGCCTCTTTGCGGCGCCCCGCGTCGTCGTAGGCACGCGATGCGTCAAAGTGCGCGCGAGCGGCCGTCGCGAAATGATCTTTTGCCCTCCCGAGGTCATCCGCCGACGCGATGTCCGTGCGCGAGCCGGGGTTGGCGATGGCATTGCCTTCGCCGTGGGCTTCGTGGGCCACCTTCGCGTGCGTATCGCCTGTCGGCTTGGCCGCGGCTTCACGGCGCATGACCTCGGGATTGAGCTTGTACGCCGTGGCGTGGTGATCGTCCGAAGCTTCCTTGTGGAGCCGCTTGGCCTTCTCGTCTCCCGCGGCCTGCGCCTCGACCATCGCATCGGTGTGTGCGTGCCCGGCTGCGGCGTGTGCCTCGTGTGACGGGTGCAATGCGGCGGCGTTCGAGGCCACCACTGCGGCTTGTGCGGTGCGCTCGTAGGCGGAACCGCGAGGTCCACCCTTTGGAGCCGCGTAGGTATATTTGTAGTTGCCGGGCACGCCCGTTCGCTTCACGTACGTGTGCGAGCCCGAGCTTCCGCCGCCACCTTTGCCGCCACCGCCCCCACCGAACAGGCCGAGCTGGGCCGCCTTCAAGAGGTCGGCAGCTTCGTTCGTCAGGGACTTGGCCGTCGAGCGTTGCTGCAACAGGTACATGAGCGTCTCCACTTCGTCGGCCATCCCCTGGAGTAGGTTTTCCAGCCCTGCGCTTTGGTTCTTGGCGGCAACGTACGCCGCTTCGACGAGCGCCTTGTACGAGCGCAGCTCGGCGAGCATCGCGATCGGAAACGACGCGGGGTCGCTCGGGGAGGTCATGCTCGCGAGGGCAGCCGAGGTGGCTTGCGCCTGGCGCGCGGCTTCCACTGACTGTGGCTCGCCGGAGAGCCCCACAAGCTTCTCGGCCAGCGGGTCGATGAAGGAGTAGAGCTTCTCGTACACCCGCTCAAACAGCCCATGATCGGCGTAGAACTGCGCGCCAGCCGTCCGCCAGTGAAGGCTGTGGGCCAGCTCGTACGCAGCCCTCGTGGCCGCCAAGAGGGCCGAGAGGCCGGGCATCTCTGCCTTGCGCAAGATCGAGAGGGCTTCTGTGGTGCTCATGCGGGAATCATCCTGCTTTTTTCAGATCGAGAACAAGGCGCGGTCCGCCGGAGAGCGGGCGCGACTCGAGGAAGCGCAAGGCTTTCTCGAGGTGCTTGCCGGCGCGGAGCAGCGAAAAGAACTTGTCGAAGGCCACGTTGACCCGCTCGCGCTCATCGCCGTCGGGGTACGGCGCTCCTGGCCTGCCGGTCACGCCGTGGACGAGGTAGCTGTTGAAGCGCCCTTGCTCTTTGAGCTTGTCGAACACGTAGCTCTCGAAGGCGCGCGCCCACATTTCTTTGCTCGAGGACCAATAACGCTTGCTCTTGCCGGAGTCGCGCCCTTGCGCGTCGCGGCTGAACTCGCTCGCGTCCCAGTTGGTGCGCACATGCGCGTTGTGCTCCTCGGCGATAGCATTGTGCTCGTCGATCGCTTTTGATCGTGCTTCGCCGGTTGTGCCGGTGATCGCAGCCTTTGCGGCTTCAAGGCGCTTCGCGTTGGCGTCCTTCGTCGCCTTCCACGCAGCGCGAGCGACAACTGGGTCCGGGTGTTTGTGCATGGCGTCGTAGACGTCCTTCACAGCCGCGGCGAGGTCGGGCGGTAGTCCTGTCGTGCCCTCGCTGATATAGGGCTCTTTCGCGCCAGCGCGGCTCGACTGCGTTTCGTGCAAGACGTTGTCGAGGAAGTGCCCCCATTCATGCGCGAGCGAGCCGGCGCCGGCGTTGCGCGTGAGGTTGATCGCCTTTGTGAGCGGCTCGTAGTGCGCGAGCGCGCCACCGTGTCCGCGTGCGCCAAAGGCGACGCCGAGGCGCCCCTTGAACGACATGTGCTTCGGGTCGATACCGAGTACGTCGGCCATGTCGTGGAACGCCATCTCCGCGTGTCGGAGGTGGTGCTCGAGGTCTTTGTCGGAGATCGACTCGCCGCGCTGCACAGCGACGCCGAACGCCGAGCCGAAACGGTCCCGGTCGCCGTGCTTGATCTCGACCTTCGGCTTCACGACCTCGGGGCGCTCGGGGACGGTGCGGCGCCACGGCGGGATGCGCGTCTCCTTCGCCTTGCCAGCGCGAGCCGCGGAGTCCGCGGCCTTCGTCGCGCCGACGTGCGCCCATCCGTCTTCGCCCTTCGCGTCGGCTTCCTTCGCGAGATTGGACGCGTCTGCGAAGACCTTGCCGTAACCCATGCCGCCCCACGTAGTCCCGTATGGGCCGGCGGCGTAGAAACGGTCGCGGCGGTAGGAGCCCAGACCAGTCTGCACAGCGAAACGCTGACCGAGGGCGAGGATTGCTTCCTTCGTCGCCGGGTTCTTGTCCTCGACGACGTAGGTCGTCTTGCTGTCCATGTATTCGCTGTTGACGCTCGCGTGGACACCGTGGGCGATGGCGGCGGCTTGCGCCTCTTCTTTCGTGGCGTAACGGCCCAGCTCTTTGCCCGTGCTCACCATGCGCCGCAAATCGAGGATGACGCCTTCAACGTCTTTGCGCGTCTTCGCGTTCTGTAAGCTGGCGGCGACGATGCGGATGCCGCGGGCGTAGGCGTCGATGGTCTCGGGCTTGGTGTCGGCGGGTTTCGGTGCGACGAGCGCGGTCATAGCTTGGATCATGTGTGCCGCGCCCGGCGACACGCCGCGTGTTCGCGCGTCGTCGCTATCGAACGACGGCATGAGGCTCGCGCGGTTGATCAGGGTCGCCGCGGCTTCGTGCGACAGCTCGCCCAAGCGACCTTGCTCGATCAGCGCCATTGCGTCGCGCTTGTCCTTCGCGCTGCCCCAAATGTGGCGGCCGTGCGCCCACTCGCGTTGCTTGCTTGTGGTCTCTAGCAGCGCGGTCGCGAGCGTCTTGTCGGAACCGAACGTGGCTGAACCCTTGGGGGTGAGAAGCTGCTGCCCTTCGGAGAGCACCGGGTCGTCGGCGATCGTTTTTGCGGCTTCCTTCGCCGCAGCGTCCTCGGTGGCCTTGGGCGCTACCGCCGTCTCCAACGCAGCGAGCTTGGCTCGGTGCTTGGCGCGTACGGCCTCGAACTCAGCCCGAAACTCGGTGCTGGCCCGCGAAGGCTTGAGCGCTTCGGCTGCCTGTGCGGGCTCAGGAGCACTCTCCTTTGCCGGGGAGGGCGCGGGTGCGGGCGGCGCCACGAAAAGCCCTTGCTGGCGCTTGTCGTCACTCAGGGAGGGCTCTTTCGGGGCCGGCTTCTTCTCGAAAGCAGAGGGCGAGAACAGCCCTTGCTGCACCTTGTGGGCGGTGAGTACGAGCGGCGGGGCCGGCTTCCCCGCAGAAACGGGCGGGGAATCTGCGGGGGCTTTCATCGGCTCTTTGTGCTCGGTGCCGCCCGGCAAGGTGAGCGTGTGCGGCTTCCCGACGAACCAACCAGCGGCGATGTCGCCGCCCCCGTCGAGCTTCCAATCATCGCCGGGGCCGTGCTTCGTCGCCGTCATTGGGTGGCCGTTGTACGTCACCTCGATCTTGGAGCCCGCGGGCGCACCGCGTAGGTCCTCCTTGCTGTGCGACGTCTCCGCGTATTCATAGTCGTAGCCGCCACCTGGCCGCGGCGTGCGCCGGATATAGCGGTGGCCGGGCATTTGAGCACCCTTCTCGCCCTTGCGAAGATCCAACCACACGCCACGCTCGCTCGCAGCAAACTTCTCCCCCACATTCGCGCCAAAGTCGAAAGACGTGTCCCCCCCGTACTCGGGCTCGGCGGCGTCGCTTGCGGCGTGCGCCTTGGGCTTCTCGTACTTGCTCGCCACATCCTCGCGCTCGGCGTGCTCCTGCACGCGGCGGTCGAACACATGATCTGGCAAGCGTGCGTTCTCGAATCCGGGCGTGTCGCGCAGCTTGGGCAGAATCTTCGCCTCGATGTCGGCGTAGGTCTTGGCCCCTTTGCTCGCTTCCACGAACGCCTCGAACAGCCCGGAGAACTTCTTCGCTTTGAGCTTGCCGCTTTTGCCTGTGGCCTTTGCGTCGCCGGCGAAGGCGTCCAGCTCGCCGCCCTTCCACGGAGGCGGCTTGGGGCCTTGTTTCTGCTTCCACCTGATGTAGGCGGCATCGGCGCGGGCGAAGTCGTGGTCATCGACGCCGGCGGCCTCGAGTAGCTCTTTGAACAGGGCACCGCGACTCTTGGGGAGCGCATCGGCCTTTGTGTGCTGGGCTTGGAGCGTGTCTTCGTCGGCGCGGCGCTGCTCGGCGCGAGGCTTGATCTGAAGCTTGTCGAGGGCGGCACGCGCCTGCTTCTTCTGCTTGTCGCTGCCGGTCTTTTCCGCTTGCTCGTGGACGTCGCGCGCCTTTTCGTGCGCGGCTTGGATCGCTTCCGTGTGCTCGCCGGCCAGCATGTCGCGAAGTTGGCCGACTTTCACCTTGCGCGTCGTGCCGGTCTCGTCGTGCTTGATGGTGACGCGGCCGGTCTTGTGTACCTTCGTGACCTCGTAATGGCCTTCCTGCCCAGCGTCGGTGACGCGCACCTTCTCGCCGATGGCGGGGGTGGGTCCGCCCGCCACGACGGCGTGCGCGGCGCTGTAGAGGTAGCGGTAGGGGCGCTGTGGATTGCCCGTGGGAATCCTGCGGAGGTACTTGTGTCCGGCGCCTTTTTCGAGGTCTAGAGCCAACGTCGCGGCAGACGTCAGCCCTGCGTAAAACCCTTTTGTGCTTCGTCGCCTCCCTGGTCGGGGTCAAAGCCCTCGTAATCGGGTGGGGGCTCTGGCGGCCCTTCGGCGAGCTTCAAGAGCTGCTGCACCTTGTGGGCAATGGTGGCGACGGCCTCGGGTTTGGGGTCGGCGAGGGCGTCTCGCATCTCGGACTTGATCTCGTTGTGGAGGTGGACCATTGCGGCCGAGCCGCCGATGCTGGCTTGGGCGTGTTGCATCTTTTGGTGCAGGACGTGGATCTTTTGCTTCAAGAGCTTGGGGTCGGCGGGCTGTTCTTCGAGCCGGCCTTGGTCCATGAGAGGGACCGCGGGGTCGGGCTTGCCGGGCTGTTGTTGCTGCTGCGCTCCTTTGCCGACGGGCTTTTTGCCGGGAAACTTCCCGTTGCGCGGGGCACCGGGCTTCTGGGCCTGCTGGCCTGGCGCGAAGGCTTTGGCGAGGTGCGGGGAGAGAGGCTTTCCGCCGTGCTTCTGCCGGTAGAACGAAACGATACGCCGGCCAAGCTCGGCGCGCAGCGAGGGTTCAATCTTCTCGGCGCGGAGGTCCGCGACCATGCCCTTGCGCAAGTGCATCTCGCTCGTGGCCTTCCCGACCATGCGTGCGACCCGGTGCGCCCACAGGGTCTCGTCGTTTGACTGGAACCCGAGCCCTTTGACGACGTCGTACGGCGAGGTGAAGTTGCCGTCGTTCAGGAGCAACTTAGCCTCCGGCATCTCGGTGTAGAGCTTGTCGTGCTCGCGCTGCGCGGCGCGGTACTGCGGAATCATTGACGCGGCGCCAGGGAAGCGCGTCCAGGGGCGCTGCGAGTTGTTCGCCCCCCACATGGTTTGCAGCGCCTGCGACTTTTCAAGGTCAAGATTCAGCTTCGGTGCCATGCGCCTACCTCGGGCCGAAAAAAGGCTGTGCAGTCCATACCATGCCCGCGTCCTCAGAACCGCCGAGGTCTCCAGACGCGCCAGACGGATTCTGCCCGGAAACGTCGGTTGAGTCATGCGCCTGGGCGAGCTGGGCCGACAGACTCATATGTGCGGCCACGCGGGCGTCTTCGTCGCCGAACGACGCCGAGAAGCCGCCGCGTCGGATGGCCTGGTCGGCAAAAAAGCACGCCATGACGAGGTCATCATGGGAGCCGACGCCTTGCACCTTGCCGTCAATGAACGAGAACGCCTGCATCTCAGCAATCCACATCCGCGCCTTTTCCACGCTTTGTTGATCTCCCATCGGGATGCGGAACTTTTGGTTCTCGAGGAGGGGGCGCAGTGAGGGAACGCCCTTCTCGAGGTCGTTCTTGTTCGCCGTTTGGGACATCGCGGCGCCCGTGCCCTTGCCTCGCCCGATCGTGGTGAACTTCTTGACGGGGATGTCGGTGGTGCGAATCAGCTCGTCGCCCCACACACGCTGCGCGGCGTTCGCCTCGACGAACACCAACTGCGCGTCGTAGCGGCGGGAATACTCCACGATCAGATCGAGCTGGCGTCGAAAGGGCAGCCCCTTGTCGCGGTAGATGTCGACCACCCAACGGTTGCCGTCGCCATCGACACCCAGCACGAAAATCACGAAGTAGTCCGCGCCTGTCTCGGCGCTCATGGCGATGTCGACGCCGACGTAGCAGCGGATGCCGAGGGCGGCCCAGAAGGCGGCGGGCATGCCCATCTTGACGGTGTATTGGCGTGTTGGATCTCCGTCGAAGAGGTGGGACGGGAACAGGGACATGGAATCGGAGAAGGGGCGCACGAGGTATTCGCGCGTGAACCGAACGGAACCGATCTCCTGCTCCTTGAGCTTCAAGGCGGCGGCGTCGTAACGGAGGGGCCAAAGGGGCTCGCCGGTGACGGGATCAAGAGCGGGTTTTTCCCACATTGTGTAGACGCCGCTCTCGCGGAGCTTGGCGTACAAATCTGCGACGTGCAGGGGCGTCCCAATGGTGCCTATCTGTCCACCGGGGATGATCATGTTCGAGACAGCAGAATAGTAGTAGTCGATTTGTTTGTTGCGAATCGTTTCAGACGTGATTGTGTCGTCTGTTAGTATATCGTCGTTGACGATCCAATGCGGATGACCACCACGCACCTTGACACCGAAACCGCGGGCTCGGATCTCTACGCCGGTGGTGAGGCGGATGCGCTTCCTGCTCCAGGTGCGCCCATAGTCGCTGGGGACGAGGTGTTGCAGCTTGCGGTTGTGAATCAGCTCGTCGGTGACGCCCTCGAGCATTTCGACGGCGCGCTCCTGATTCGCAGAGAACACGTAGCCAATCTCGCCGGGGTTACCGAACATAGCCTTCCAGATCGGGAATGCTTTGTTGATATAATGGCTGTTGTGCGTGATGACGTCGTTCCCAATGTAGTTCTCTAGCCGGGGCACATCGAGACAGTAGGTTTCAAGCTCCCCCGCGTCTTCGATCGAAACAATCTCGTCCCACAGCACCTCGGCGTCCGCAAAGCCACGCAGCGCGGTGTCACCGGTCGCATCAGCGATTGCGCGCGCTTTGCCTCGAGTCATGTCGTAGCCGCGGTTGAACCGGGGTAGCCCACGTTTGCGGAGCCAATCCTCACTCTTAGAAATGAGCGTACACACCTCTTTTGGAAGCAAGTCGACCGACCCGCCTTCATCTTTCGTCGCTTGCAAGCGAGCGAGCGCCTGCACAACGACACGCCGGGAGCCGCGCACAGGCACCCGCTCGGCGAAGGTCACCACTGAGCGACCCCGAATCGTGATGCGCCACGAGTGATGGTCGGCGCCCTTATATTTGCCGAGCTTGCGTGTGAGCACGCCGACGACCCCAAGTCGGCAGAGCAAATGCTGTACGTCGCGAAGCAAGTGCTCGGACACCGAATAGTATTCGAGCATCCCGCCGCCATGCGTGGACGCATGTCCATCAGAATCGAAATAGCCGGCCAGGAACGCAGCGGCGTCTTCCAGAGGTGCCGTGAAAATCGCTTTCGGCACACGTTTTTCGTATGCCGTACCAACGATGCCGTGACGACGAACGAAGGCAGCACAGCTCGTGCCGTCCTTTCGCTTGTGGTTCGTTAGCAGGTATGTCGGTCGCCCGGCTGTCGGCTCAACGACCCATCCGCGGGAGAGCGTGGCCACGATCAAGGCAGCATGCACATCGGGATCTGTCGTTGTCACCGACGGCGTCGACATGACGGTACAGCCGTCCCCCACGAGGAGCCCCAACAACCACGCTTCATGCTCGTCGAGCGCGGCGGTTCCAGCCACGGGCAAAGTACGCGGGACCGCAACGCGGTCACCCACGTTTAGCGCGGCTGCTTCTTGCCAGCGATCCCACAACCGCCAACGATGGTTCAACGTCGTGACGTCGACGCGGCCCGTCCTCGTTGTAACGCGCACACAGCGTTGCACACCGCTAGGGCGGGACGGCGACGCGTCGGCGCGCACAAGGGCGTGCGTATCAGGGTCATACGCGATGATCCCCCCGCCCGCCCACTCTTCGATGGGGACGCGGACGCCATCGACGCGAAGCACAAACGATCCGACCGCGCGACATTTCCCATGGTCTCGCGGAGCCAATATACAAAAGCGCCGCGCCTTCGTGACGATGTCATCCCACTCGAGGTGGTGCTGGGCGATGACGAAGCGCCCAAAATAGGGCGCTTCAGGCGGGCCTCGCAAGTTCTTGCTTGCGAAATAAGCGCAGCTCGCGCGCTGCATGCGCTGCTCGAGGGCGCGAGCTTCCTCGGTCGAGAGCTTCGAGGCGTCAAACGTCAAGCGGGCAGCCCCGCCGAGTAGACCATCTTGCCGTTGGGGCCGCGCGTAGCGGTCAGGACTTGGTGCCTGGGGTGCGCCGTGTGCGAGACGTGAACCCACCCGCTGTTTGGATCGCCGAGGGTGTGGGCTTCGAGGATGACCTGATCGAAGGGGAGCCCGAGGGCGACAACGGCTTGCGCCAGCGCGAGGTTGCTCAGCCCGTCTACCTCGATGTCGGCGGCTTCTCCGCGTACGTGTTGGGAGGTGGGCGCCCCGCCGACGGCGGCATTGGCTTGTGGGCCGCGGTAGCCGCTGTTGACGCGGATCGACTTGCCTACGTGGCCCCGCAAGGGTTCAAGCACGGTCGCGCATAACGCCTTGAGAGCTGCGATCGCTTCCGGGGGTGGGTCGTTAGGGAAGCCTTTGCGAGCGGCGGCCTCAGACCGGCACAGCTCGCGGAGCGTGAAGTGTGGCGACAGGAGGGTGTCTGGCATGCGGTCTCCGGGCCGAGTGTAGCCCGGAGCGCGTCTACTTTGACAGGACGGCGGCGGCGAGGGTTTCCACTACGCCGACCATTTTGCGGGTGGCGGCGAGTATTTCGCCGGTCTGGGCGTGGCCGTGCTCGGCGGCCTTTTGGAAATGCTTGATGGTCTCGACGGCGCCGAGGGCGACGGACGCGGCGTCGTCGGCGCGCTTTTCGGCGTGAGAGGCGCGGGCCTCTACAGCAACGACGTGGTTTTTGAGGTCCGTCAGCTCGCGCATGATGTCGGCATCCAGCATGGGGGGTGACGTATCAGGCGGGCTCGCGGGTGGGCAAGCGCACTGCGGCGGATGTCACTCCGCGGGCCACAGCTCGGCCAGAATGTCGGAGACGGCGAGGTCGCCGGGAAGGCGCTCGAACGCGAGCTTGCAGGCTTGGTCGCGCGGGAGGTTGCCTTCGTACTCCATGAGGGCAGCGCGCTCTTGCAGCCAGTCGATGGCGTCGTCGGAAAGGGTCATACTGAGGTCCGGGGGAGCTGTTCGCGGGCGGTCTCGACGGAGCCTGGGAACAGGACGCGGCCGGCAACGTGCATTTGCCAGTCCTTGAAGGTGAGGAAGCGCCGGATGCCGATGGCGGCGTACTTGGGGTCGCAGAAGATGCCCGCGGCGATGTCGTGAGCGGGTGCTGCGGACAGGATGCGATCGTCGTCGGTCAGGACGAAGTGGTCGTCTTGGGCGCGGTAGGTGAGCGCGAGCGTCATGGGGTCACCTGGGGAATAGTTGGTCGGCCTTGTCGACGAGGTCGTCAAGGATATCGATGAGGTCGCCGGGCTGGGTGTATTGGTCGGCGAGGGCGGCGCGATAGCGGGCGCTGGCGTCGAGGAGGAGGGCTTTGGCGGCGTCGCGTTCGTCGGTGGTGGTGCGGAGGGCGCCGCGCAGGGCTTGGATCTCGGTGTCGTTGTCCATCAGTAGAGCCCTCCGGGGTCAGGGAGGGCAGTGTCGTGCGCGGGGGCGGTGGGGGCAACCCCGTGTGATCGCAGGATGCGCTCCACGTCGTCGGCGGAGGTGAAGGCGCTCCACAGGAGCTTCACGACGGGCACGGTTTTGTCGTTCCAGCGGGCGACGTTGTCTTTGAAGGCGTGCGCGTGCGCTTGGCGGGCCTTCTCGAGGTAGTCCAGGGTGACGGTGCGCTCGGCTTCGCGCCCGCGCTTGTGGATGCGCTCCAGCACCATCTCGCTTGGGGCGTCGAGCCAGACGATGAGGTCGGGCGGGTCGAGGGATTCGGTCAGGCGGCGAAAGGTATCGAGGTAGAGCGCGGCCTCGGCGCCTGAGATGTTGCCCTCGGCGATGTGCAGCGTCGCAAAGGTGAGGTCGCCCAGGAGCGATCGATCAAACAGGTGGACGCGGCTTTGGTCGAGCTGGGCCTGCATGTGTTGGGCTGCGCGCTGCATGAGCACAAAGAGCTGAAAAGTGCAGGCGTACGTCGCGGGAGCGCGGTAGTAGGCGGCGAGGAGCGGTGACGCGCCGGTGACGGGCTCGAGGGCGGCTTGGTAGCCGGGCCGGCGTGCAAGCTCTTTGACGAGGGTGGTCTTCCCAATGGCGAGTACACCGTCGACCGCGATAATGGCCATGCCTAATGGTAACGCGCGTCGTAGTGGTCGTGCATCATGCGCGCTTCTGCGGTACGGCGGCGGGCGTGCTGGCGGGCGTTCACGTCTTCCATCCAAACGCGAATCGCGCGAAGGCGCTCGGTGTCGGTGGCGAAACGCCCGACGAGGATGGCTTGCTCGCCGTTCCAGGTGAGCGTGCAGCCGTCGATTTGCAACGTCGGGCTCGCCGGGCTCACGCTGCGGCAAGGCACGATCGAGCCAGGACGCTTCATAGACGCCGCTCATATGTCTCGTGCATGCGAGCCATCGTCTCAGCAAAGCGCCAAGCACGCCGCCACGAACAGGGCAGCGTGCAAAACAGATTCAGCGCGATCCACAGCCGCATCATGACGCCAGCACCCCTTGCACTTGGAGCCATTCAATCTGCGCCCGCGTGCCCCCGTCGATGGCCTCCACCAGCATCCCGTCGCACGCAATGAGCTTGGCCCAGGTGAGCGTACCGTGCGGCGTCTCGAAGGCCGGGTAATGGGGGTGGGCAACGACCGGGCGGCTTTCAATGGCCGGGGGCGAATACGGGCGACGCTTGCGCACACGCTCCACAGGCGCCCGCCCTTCATCGCGAGCAACCTCCGCCGACGTCGAAATACGCTTGGCGTCCGAGAGGAACCCGAACGCTTGGGGGCCAGGGATGGGTTCGTCGGAGAACACCGCCCGCTGGCGTTCGAGGTCGCGGCGGCGTTGTTCGTCGACTGGCAAGCCGGAGTAGCGGTCACGCATGGGCGGCGGGGTGCCTGCGGACGGCGCGCGCAACGGCGAGCCGTCGAACACGACGGCGTCTTCACGGCACACCACAATCCCGCCGTGCAGTACCAGACTGCCTGCCACATCGGCGCGCTCGACGACGCCAAGCTTCCAAGGCTGCCCATGGGCGCCCACGGTTTTATTGCCGGCGACGATGTCCGCAAAAATCGCGCGATACGCGACGAGGACGCCTGGAGCGAACGGGCCATTCAGCGGCATCGGTCTTTCTCCTCCCTTACGGGGCTCGCCAGCGCGAGCACACTCACCACACGCGCTGGCAGGTGACGCCGTCGACGGGTTACGTCGGCACGCGGGGGGTTGGTTTGCCGCGTTGCTGCATTAGCAGCACGGCGAGCTTGCGGCGGGCTCGGAGGCCCTTGATCGTTTCGTTGTAGGGGGCTTGCGCTTCGCGGGCTTGGGCCTTGAGGTCGCGCAGGGTGGCGTCTTTCTCTTTGGCCTGCTCGGTTTCTTCTTCGTGCTCGGAGAGCGTGACGATGTGCTCGCGCAGCTCTTGGTAGTCCATGTCTTGGATGGCCGAGACGGCTTCCTGCCCGATTTGCTTCTCGAGCTTGGCTTGCACGACAGGATCTACCTCGACGTCTGCCTGCGGTTTTGCCCTTGGTTGTTTGGAAGCCGCGGCGGCGAGCTGGGCGAAGAGGCCGATGTCGACGGGGCTCGTCGTCTTGCCGCTTGGGCTTGTGAGGGTGACGGTGGTTTTGGTTTTCGCCATGGGGAGCACGGTAGCACCGGGTGGGTGGTTGAAAAGGGGTGGGAGTGAGGGGTGTTGCACGCGAATCCTTGTGGGTGGGCCCGCCTACGCTTGTCTCTGTCTTGCATGCAAGAGCAGAGCAAGCGTACCGGCCGTCTTTTGGAGCGTCAATGGGGCTTTCAGGCCGTCGGGACTTCGATCGTGATGCGCTTGGCCATGAACGAGACCACCATTTGGTCTCCCTTGCTGGCCCCCACGACGGTGACAGGGATACGCAGGAAGGGTCCGCCCGGAGCGACCTCCTGTACGGTGTACGTCCGGCGCTCGCCGAGCTGCACAGCGGCGCGCCCCTTTCCGTTACTGCGCGGCGCCACCTCGTCGACGTAGAGGGTGAAGTGCGCTGTGTCTTCGCCGAGGGCGTTGAGGAGAGCTTGAGCCTTGCGCAGCGTGCGAGGAGCGGCGTGGAGCTTGGTGAGCCCAGCCGTATCGCGGTCGGCGCTCAAGTACGCGAGCACGACATCTTGCGCGGTGACGCGATGGGGGTGTTCTTTGGAAGCCTTGGATTTGGTCTTTCTCGTCGCCATTGTGCCTTTCAGGGGTGGGGTCAGCCGCAAAAGGAGCGGCGGCACCACGGGCAGCCGGTGAGCATTTCGTGGCGTGCGTGCTCGAGAGTCCAGGTGGGGTGGGTGAAGGCTTGTCGGTGGCAGGAGTAGCAAAGACCGGCCGGGCACCAGTTGGGCGATTTGTGCTCTATGGCAAGTTGGCCTTGGGCGGCCCGGCAGTCGAGGATGTGTTGGGGGTTGGTTGTCGAGGTGGGTGCAGGGTTGACGGTGTTGGGGTTGGTTAGGGTTGGTCGCGCGGTCATGGTTGTTGTTGGGTGTCGTCTGGGGTGCTGGGTTTGGGTGTCAGGCGTTCCCTCTCTGCTAACGCGTGGATTTGAGCACCGAACTCTGTGGACGCTTCGATTTCGTCTTGCAGGCGGCGCAGGGTGTTGGATCTTTCAGTTGGATCGTTTTCGGTGGGTGTGGCGCGGGGTGGGTCGGCGTGCCTCACGGCTGGCCACGCGCCTTCTCGATCGCGATCCGCAGCATCATTTGCGTTGTGGACGGCAGGGGTCGGGCTGCGTCAGCGAACTCCAACGTCTCGAGCGCGTACACACAGGCGGCCAAGAGGTCTGGGGCGGCGGCGATGAGGCACGCGTCAGCGTGCTTCAATCCTTCGTTGCGGTCGGCCTTGACGAGGTCACCGGGGATGTCCTCGGCCTTGTGCATGATGCCCTCGACGTTGAAGCGCACGGTCGCGTCTTGCATCCCGTGCCGGACAGCGTCGAGCACAGTCACGCCTGCCCAATGGCGGGAACACAAGCGGGCGCCGTGGTAGCGCATGTCCGAGACCCACAGCCACGGGCCGGGCGTGTGGTCGCTCATAGATCCCACCCGTGCGCGCCCTCATGGTCAAGGGGCAGGATGCACGCCTGCTTGCCGGGCTTGTCGATGGCGCCGCACATGCCGACGGCACGACATGCGGCCGTGGCGTGGTGCTCGGGCTCCGCGCTCGGCGGCGTTGGCTTCGGCTCCATCGCCGGGCGGTTGTAGCCGAGCACGTCCTGCAACGCCTGCTCGGCCGTGGTGCCTGCGTCGGTCTCGCGCGCATCGTTGCTCAAGTCATCATCCGCGTAGAACTCGAGAGCCTCGCGCATCGTCACGAGCTGGCGGACGAGGAGCGCGTTGAGGCTCTTGGCTTCGGCCAGCTTGCGGCGGGCGGCGCGCGCATCTTCCAAGTAGCGATTGTTGGCTTGCAGCAAGTCATCCACGCGGGCGCGCAACTGTAGGACCTCGGTTGGCCCGTCGGATGTAGTGAGTCCGGCTGCGGTGAACTGTTCTCGCAACTCGCGAGGGACGTCGAAACAAACCACGTCAGGTTTGGGCGGACTCGTCATTTGGAAGGCCCCGCAGAACCGCCCACGTTGGACGCAGTCGGGCTTTGAAAGGTCAGAGTGTACGCGGAGAGGGTGCAGGGCTCCCCACGCCCTATACGGGCTGCCAGGGCGTCTTGACGGCCCTTTTCGCCAGCCCGGAGGGCTTTGAGAGCCATGGGGAGCCGGTCGTCGGCGTTCATCGTTGTCCTTTCGGGTGTGGCGTAGGGGCAACGGCGATCGTCGCTGCCCGCCGGATCTCGATGAGCGCCTGTTCCATGCTGTGCCCGTCGAGCTTGGCCTGTCCGGCGATGGCGGTGTCCGAGATGGCGGCGAGCACGCGTCGCAATCGGTCGAGGGTACAAGCGGCGCGGAAGGCGAGGGAGACGACGTTGCCGTCGTTCGTGCATCCGTCGGGGAGGTCGAGGGGGCCAGCATCGCAGAGGAATCGCTCGGTCTCGATCAACCGAATGTGGCACCCCTTGAGACGCCCATGAAGCGCCCCGGCGTACTGCTCAAGATTGTTCCACGCGGTGCCCGCTTCGAGGCCGAGCCGTTCGGCCATGCGCTTGCGCGTCTCGTTGAACATGGCGCGCACGCCAGCGACTTCCGCCACAAGCTCGGCATGCTCGCCCCCATGCTTGGCCTCGCCCAGCACAACCCACTCGCGCAGCTCACCGAGCGAAACGCCTGGTAAAACCTCATGGGTATCCGCCGCGACGGGATGGAGCCGCACCTGCTCCTTGGCCCATGCAAACAGATTTGGCGTGCTCATGCCTTGGTCTAACGCGGCTCTTTCGGCATCGCTTCTCGGAGCTTCTCGAGGCGGCCCCGCGTACGCGCAGCCGCCGATCGGCGATCGGGTCGCTCGCTCCAACTCGCCGGTGGCGACTGGGCCGCGACGTCGAGCGCATCGAGGAGCACTTCCAGCTCGAACAGCGTCAACGCGAGCTTGACGGTGTTGGCGCTCATGCCTCGACGTGAGCCGAGCGGTTGCCGAACTCGGCGAGGAGCGGGGTCAGGGCGCCTTGCAGATTTTCGACGGCGGTGCCGTTCACATCGCGGCGGACGAGAGTGAACACCTCGCGACCTTTGCCGGGCCACCAAGAGAGGCGGATGCGTCCGCCGTTGCGGGCGGCGGCGGTCGCGAGCACGACCTCCGCGGCTTCCATGCTGCGTTGGATGTCGACGAGGTTGAAGATTGGCTTAGGCATCGTGTTGGATCTCGGTGGGTGGTTTTCGTCGAGAGACTTCGCGGTAGAGGATCGTGCCGAAAGGGTTTTCGCCGTGCGCCTCGAAGGCGCGCACGGTGCCGTCTGGTAGGGACCGGACGATAGACGGTGGGAGCGGGGTGGGCCATTCCAGGGTGCGGGATTCACAGTCGCAGGCGGTCACGAATCGGATTGCGGCGGTGCGGAGGCGCTTGGCGGGCAGCGGTGCGAGCGTTGGGGTGTGGTCGCGGACGGGGGTGAAGGTGGCGCTCAAGCGGTACGCCGCCGACGCGGGGTCTTGCTGCCAATGCAGGAGGGTGACGGGCGCTTCCATCTCGACGAGGAGCGGCGAGATCTGCTCGAAGCAGACGCGGCCGATGGTTTGAGCGAGGTCGCATGCGGCCATGCTGTGAATCTGCACCCAAGTGTTGCGGAACACTTCGGAGTCGCAGTAGCGCAAGCGGCCGGGCTCGAACGGAACGACGGCCGAGACCGTCCAGGGGGAGGGGTGCCGCCATGCTTTGGGGCTTTGGCGTTTCACAGCTTTCGGAGCGGGTGCTTGGGATTGCATGACTGCGCCAGAGGGAGGAGGGCGATTTCGGTGAGCTTGATCTGCTCTATCACTTCGATTTGATCGATGCGCGAGGTTTTCAGGATGCGCCCACCGCAGCCGGCGCCGAGCTTTGGGAGGAGGGCTTCCAGCTCGGCGGGGGTCAGGATGGCGGGGGCCAGCTCGGCGTGAATGTGCAGGGTTTTGTCTTGGATCGTTTGGGTGCCGGGCACGGTCTTCCCGAGGATCATGGAGGTGAACTCCCAAGTCACAGGCACCTCGTGGCGATCGAGCCATTCGCCGATCGTGTCGAGGCAACATGAGCTGAACGCGCTCTGCATCCGCGGGTCCACGATGCTCGAAGCCACAGGCATGTCGACGCGCATCGTCGCCCCTTGCCACGGGTTCATCCGAGCGGCCATGAACGCGATGGGGTCAGCATGCTCAACCATTCTTGGATTCTACCGCGCGGGTGGGATCTGCGGCGGGCCGCCATTCCCCGTCGATGGGCTCCAGCCATTCCCGCTTGAACACGTTGCACATCCAATCGCGGAAGCCCGCGAGGTCAATGTCATTGACGATCGGCTGGCACCCGGCGCGGAGGATCCCCTCAGCGTGCGTACCCACGCCCACAAAGGGGTCCAAGATTCGACCGCCAGGCGCGGCCATCGCGCGCGTGAGGATCGTGGCAACCTCCACAGGTTTCGCTGTCGCACCTCGTAGCGTTGCACCCTTGGGTTTTCGAGGCGGGCGAGGCGAGAGGAACACGTTGAGGAATCGCTCGCGCAGTTGGCTTTTTCCCTTCTCGAGGATGAGGATTGTCTCGTGACAAGCGACGCCGTGGTAGCCCATGCCGCCCTGGAGCTTCACCGGGCCGTCGCCCGTTCGATCCACCGCGGTCTTTACCCACAGGGCAGGCGTCCACCAACCCCACCCAATCGAGTCGCGCGGGGCCTCCGACGTCGGCCGGTTCACGAGATTCAAAAGGGCGGGCGCGACGCCAAGCTCATGCGCGAGCAAGAGCGCGCTCGAGGAATCGACGTAGACGAACGCGTATGCGTTTTTGTCGAGAGCCTTGTAGATGCCCTCGAGCGCCCGGCACAACTTTGTCGTCGACAAGGTGCCGAACCACGGGTTGTCACTCTTGGTGCTGGCCGTCAGGCGCGTCGTCGTGCCTCGCGCCCGATGACGCTCGAGGGTGTCGTACGGCAGATCGGTCAAGCACCCTTGGAGCTTCGCACCCTCGAGCCCAGCGAGGAACGCGAAGCAATCTCCTTCCGATGCGAGGATGGGCAGCGTCATCGGCGCGCCTTGGCCTTCTCTGCCAGGAGCGACGCCACGACGTGGTGGGGCCGGTCATCGGCGCCCAGGCCCACCAGCTCGGCCTCGAGCAAGAACAGGAGCGAGCACGCAGCGCCCGCGAGGTGGGGCAGGCCCGTTTCCGGGTCGACGTCGTCGCCCCGCCACCACGCGAACAGGTGGCGCAGCGTCGCCGCGTAATAGCGACTGCGTAGGTCGACCAAGCGCCAGTTGTGGGAAGCGTATTTGCGCGCGCCAAAGGCGAGCACCTCCCCCACTTTCTCGAGCGCCACCGTCGGTAGAAGGTGCAGCGGATTCTTCTCGCCGTCATGCTTGACGAAGCTGGCCGGGCTCATTCGCTCACGCTCCAAAACTTCTCCGGGGGGATGCCCAGCCCAGTCGAGACCGCTTCGATGGTCTCGACCAGCCAATGCTTGTCTTGGTTTCGCAGGCCGCGCGCGAGCGTGGCGCGGGAGACCCCCGTACGGCGCACCACCTCATCCCAGGTGAGGTTTTGCTCATCCATGGCCTCTTGGATGGCGGCGGCGAACCGGCGGCGAAGCTGGAGCGTTTTACGCGCTCTGGGGACCGTGTGCGAGGGGGCCGTCTGCGGAGTAAGCGCGGACAGCTTGGCGTGAGTCTCCTCACCATCCACCCACAACACGCGGGCGGTGTCCGCCGCTTCGTCGACGGCGACTACGCGCCCCAAACGTCCGCGCACATTCTCCACTACGTCGTCGCACTTCACCATGTCCAGCCCGTCGAAAGTTGGTTCCTTGGGGATCTAACGCGCGGGGGCGCTACGGGTTGGCTTTCAACCACGCGGATGCCGACGCCTCGCCACCGCGGATCATTTCGTCGGCGTCTTGCTGGGACACCTTGAAAGCGAGACCGGAGCCGGGGGCGTCGAGCATGATGGTGCGCGCCTTGAGCGCCGCGGCCATGTGCGCGGTCGAACACCCCTCGATCATGTCGTCGATGTTGTCGAGGTTGAACTCAACTTTGTTCTTGAACGACTGCACCGCCCTGCCCTGCACGCCGGGATGCAAGATCGCCTTGTCGGCTCGGGGGCGGAAGCGCAGGCCGACGACGTCGGAGTCGGCGACGTCGTTGAAGTAGTCAAGGGGGTAGTTGGCGCGCGTGCCGCCGTCGGTGTGCCAGTGTCCCTTGATCTGCACGGCATCGAAGCCTGGCAGGGACATCGTCGCCCGGCCGGCGATGGCGGGCTCCACCTTGTCGTCGGCGCCCCACACCTTGCAGGCGTCGGCGGTGCGGTCGCTCGTCACGACGTAGGCGGGCAGGGTGAGCTTGCCCCAATCGGCGGGGAGGGCTTGTCGGAGCACGGCCAGAATCTTGTCGCCCTTGTAGAGCCCGTGCCAGAACTGGGGCCAGCGGATGCCGCCGAGGTCCAGGAGCTTGTCGATCTCGAATCCGCGCGCGAAGTCTTCCAGCGCGTCGATTACCTCGAGCGGAGCGCGGTGGTTGTAATGCGCCGCGACGTAGAGCGCGACGAGCCCGCCCCCCGACGTGCCCATGATGCGCTTGGGCAGCCGGCCCGCGGCGAACAGCACGCGCAGGGCGCCAATGAACACGAAAAACTTGGTACCGGAGCCGCTCAGCACGTAGGACGTCGGGCGAATCATGGGCCACCTCGTGGCGAATCCTACGCGCCGGTGACGCGCCAAACGATGGCGCCGCGCCCGCTGCGGGTGTCGCGGCGAGCGCCGGAGTCTTGGATCTTGCCGAGCTTCATCAGCTCATGGAGGCGAGCACTTGCGGTCTGATGGCGAAGGTCGAGCTGTTCTTCGATCTCGTCGCAGGTGAGCCCGGCGAGGGCAGCTTGGATCGTTTCGAGCACGAGCCCTTGCAGCGTGCTCGCGTCGATGGAGGAGAGCGCATCCAGGGAGGTCGCTTGCGCTCGTTTCCGTTGCCGCTGGGCTCGGCGCGCGTCGTAGGCGGCCTGCTCACCATCGTGAGCGGCGCGACATTGCGCGTGCCATTGCCGGGGCATGCCCGCTTGCGTGGTCGCCAGCACGATCTCCCCCGCGAGCGGTCCTGCACAGCGCGGGCACAGCGTCGGCGTCTCGACGGGCAGACCGAAGTCGAGCAAGAGCTGCGCGTCAGGCATCGCGCAGCGCCCGCATAGGCTGGCCCACCGCGGTCACTGTGGGGTGCCAGAGCAGCACAGAATCGGTGTCGGTGGCGCCGAACCCGAGCACCATTTGCTCGGGGGGGCAGACGTCGACGAAGCGTTGGAGGTTCTTGGTGGACACGCAGATGCGGAACACGCCGGTGCCGCCCGCGAGCCCGCCAGGCATTCCCCCCGATGCAGGCTGCACGCGGCAAGGCACGCTCACCACACATTCGGCGAGCTGCCCATCATCGCCACCGCGCAGCTCCAAGCGGTGGGCCGCCTCGGCCGCCACCACGTACAGCTTCGTCGACGACGTCTGCGCCTGCACGATCTTCATGTCGCGTAGAGCTTCGGCCAACGCCGTCTTCGCCAACTCCACCAAAAAGGCGGGCGTCTGACTCGCGATCATGCGCCCCACATCGGCGTAACCGGCCGCATCCCACGGGCGCACGATGCGGTACTCGCCAGTGGCGGGGTCGCAGATCACCGCGAGGCCGGTCTCCGTCACGCCCATGAACGCTTTGCCATCCGCGTCTCCCGTGACGCCGTCGAAGGCGCCATGCGGCAGGACAAGCGCCGGCAGCGAAGCGTCACAGAACCCGCCCGCACGCACGAGGGCCGAGTGCTTGTCGGTGGCGTAGCAGGCACCAGCCGCGAGCAAGACGCCGGTGTAGATCGGGTCGGGAACCTTTGGGTCCACGAAGGGCAGGACGCGCGTGAAAATCGTCGGGTCGACGCGCTGCCACGCGAGCGTGGTGGGCACAGAGAGAATCTCACGCTCCTCGCCCGCGTACACCGCGAGGGTGAAACGCCGCCGCTCCACTTCGATCTGGAGGCGCCCGGCGCTGTTGAGCGTGAGGTGCGCCTCGGAGCCGGCCAGCCGCAGCGCGCGGTATAGGCGCTTGCCGTCCACCTTGATGCCCGCTTCAGGCAGGAGCGGGGCCGCAACGGGCACGATCGCCGTGCCGCGCCATCCAGCACCGATCACTGCCTGCTGGGTGAGCCAGACGTAAGGCGCGGCCTCGTCGAGAAACCGACAGGCGGCGAGCACGCGCTTGGCCAGATTGCTCTCGGGGGCGGATTGAGCCGCCGCGTCCGCCTGCTCAGCGGGAGCCGGGGCGCGCTCCACTACCTCATGCGCGCCGAGCGCGGCGTCGACGGAGAGGAGAGCTTCACCGGCGCGGTGGATACCGTCCGAGGGCTCGGCAATGGGCGCAGTCGTGGTGGCTTTCTTGGTGCGTTTCTTCGTCGCCATGTGGTGCTCCCAAAAGGTCAAGAATCTCGGACGCGGTCACGAGCTTGTGGACGAGGGCGTGGTCGTGGGCGAGGAGGGGAAGGGCAGCGGCGCAGAGTGCCCGATGCTCGGCGTGGGTGAGCACCAGCAATCGATCCATGTCACCCTCGCCGCTGCCATTCCGCGAACTCGGCGGTCACCTCGTCGAGAAACCCGCGCCACATGACGGCATAGAACCGGACAAGCATTCCCAGCTTGATCGCGTCGTTGCCCGACTGTGCGACGATTTCGTGCATCGCGGTTTCCGCGACTTTGCCTCGCTCGCCCATGCGCGAGACCATGGCGATCAGCGCGCGGCGTACAATCTTGATCTCGTCGTCGGTGGGCAGCGGTTGCAGGTCAAAGTCCATCGAGATTGTCTAACGCGCGCCGCAGCGGAGTAGCGTTCCCGGTCTCCAACGATTCCCGCGCCGCGGCTTCCAATGTCTTGCGGCGGCGCTGCTCAACGGCGAGCTGGCGCTCCAAGATGCGCAGACCATCGGCGAGGCACTGCAAGCGGTCGCTGGAGTCGACGGCCCGCGGGTGGCCGTCCTCATCGAGGTAGTAAGCCGTCATTCGGCAGAGCCGCCTGCGTCGTCGTCCTCGGTTTGGGCGAAGTCCCCCTCGCCGCGCGCCCATTGCTCGGCCACAATCAGCAACTTGGACTTGGGGCCGGGCTTGGGGAGAATCGCGGTGCGAGAGCGGTGGGCCTCGCGTGCAAACAGCTCGCCGCAGCCGGCGTAGCGGCACCGCTCGGAAACGCAGAGCTGCCCCGAGGAGTCTTGGAGCTGCGCGCACATCTCGATCGCCAAGGTGGACCAACGGCGCTTGCAATGGACTTCCCCATCGCGCACCGCTTCACGTAGCCATGGGGGGCGGGGGTCCGGGCGGGCGTGCTTGGGGATAGGGGGCAGCTCAATCGGGGTGCG